TCAAACAACTGCAATATATGAACAGAGTAATGATCCCAATATTTTTCGAGAAAGTAATGGTTGACGGACGCCATACGCCCTATCTTGTTTTCCTTTATAAACTTAATCAACTCATCTATTTCCATGGGGGGAGGAGAATTAACCCACTTTCTCTTTTCACGGTCAAACCCAAGTTTAACGTTTTTACATATAGCATCAGGCAATGTTCGTTTTAACCGCTCAAACAGCGAACCATACCGCATGTCTTCCTGCACGTTCCAGTACAGCATGCGGTTCCAATCCTTTGCCACGCCCTTGAGGTTTTCATGCGTTTCTATCGTATCATTGGTGTTGTTAATCAGTTTAAAAATGCGGTCGAAAACCTTGTTGTGCTTTTCCAATAGTGGTTTTGGGATAATGGCATTTATCTGTTGTAATGGCATGGCATTAAACAAGTCAGATAGGTGATATAGTAACCATACCCCAAGGAAGTCTTTGCCCAACTTCCCGTTTCGTATGGTGATTTCCTTCCACTTTGGACCGTCACCAACGTTCCACTTTAGGCATATGGCACCATGATTTTCTGTTACCGCTATCTCTGCTTCTTTTCGTCCCATTTCACCACCCTCACCTGATAGTAAACAGGGGGTTTCTTGTGTTTATAAAGGTTATTCAAGTTTAATGCCTTGTCACATTTTGTAACCCGCACCATGTGCGTGGACCCGTCTATTATATGAAATTGAGGTGACGGGGTGGTTCGCCTTTTGGTTTTTCCAGTTTCGCCTCGCCTCTTTTTAGTTTCCATAAGAACTCGTTCACCTTGTGTTGCAAGCATAATGACCCGCACATAGTCTTGGCATTGAAACGCTCCGATGCTAATTCACCAATAACTTGCCAGTATCTTTTGCCTTGCCAAATTCGTTTGAAAGAATCATCGACGATACTACCAATGTGAAAGCGCGCATATCTTTCGCCAAAGAACATGCCACATGGAGCGACCAGACCGCTACCGCTAAATTGCATAATAAAAGGAGGACCATAACAACGATCATATTCCCTCTTTCCCTCGCTTAAAATTTTTGACCATTTCGCCTTGACAAGATAATCAGGAGTGCTTAACGCCTCCGCTTCCGTTAGGATTGGGATTAGCTTTGGGTATTTATCGTACTCTACGCCTAAGTCTCCGTCTTCATTGTCACTGCAGTGCTTGAAGATAGTATAATCCACCCCCAACTGCTTGCCCAGTCTTGCCAACGGTAAAACCTGGTCGGCAAAACTCGGGAGCGTGACCATCTGCAACCCTATGGTACAGTCGCACCCCAACTCCTTCTTTACCTTCATACATTGCCTTATTGTTTCCACAACGCGGTCGAACGCCGTAATAGAGCATCCGTGAATTTCTGCGTACCTATTCGGCATCGCCGCAGATATGTTAAATCGGAGATAATCAAGAGCAGGAAGAATATCCCAAAGATGGTCCCTTTTAAGTAGGAATCCATTCGTGCCAAGAGCCATTGAAAGACCGTTCTGCTTGCCCCTGATAATCGCGTCATACAGGTGCGGATTACACGTGCTTTCTCCATCACTTACAAAGCTCACCCCTTTTACACCAATTTCGGCGGCATCATCTAAGAATCGAAATATTACATCTCGGGATAAATTGATATTAGTATTGGTCTGCACTTGGCCATAGCAAAATACACACCGATAGCTACATTTGGTGCCCATGCTACAGTCAATGGTTATTGGTGCTATACGCTCCCCTGCGAGCCACGCCTCAACCCTATCCCTATGCCACTGTAACTTATGCCCATCTAAAACTAATTCGCCCATCCTTTACTCTGGTAATTCCTTTCTATACCCAAAGTTATCAAAAATCTTTGCGTCCTTTTTTAATACCAGGTCAACCAATTCATCATCGTAATAATATGCCGTCTCTCTGTGGTCGGATGTATTCATTACGCCCAAGTCACACAATTTTTGTTTCACCTCATATCCCATGTTCAGGATATCGGCAATCTGTTCCGTTAATCCATCCTCCATGCGGCATATTTTATCCAAGAGGCACGCTTGTGGCTTGTTCGGGTGAAACCATTGTATGATCATTCGTGCCGTCATGAATCCCACACTATCATCAAATAAATTTGTCTTCACGTAAGTCCCCAACTGTTTTTGTGTTGGCAATAACATGAATTCCTTGAATGACATGCCCTTTAAACTCATTGTTACAAGATTTGCCCACCAGCTCACGTACCAGTCAAAGGGGTTGCGCACAAAACCGAAACAGAATCTATTTGCTAAATCCACCCCAAAGAGTTCGTGTGCCTTATAAATTGGTGCATGTCGGTCATTGGTCATCACAACAATGTCGTAACTGGCGTAACGATTAAAAAATTCCCGCAGCAGTGTGCCACCCGTTTTGGGAAAGTGCGAGTATACAAATGTGCGCCCTATTATCATTCTTTATCCCTAGTCAGATACCAACATGCCCTTAAGGCCAACCTAGCCGAAAACCCTACCAATGGTATAAACGGTCGTTGTACTTTTTCTAATATGGGAATTTTGGGATTCCACTTCCCCTTTATTCTTATTTCATCGGCATTGTCCCATTCTGTGGATTCAATCATTGTGTAATACCATAGAGGGTGAAGTGTCCAACCAGAAAATATATTAATCATTGTATGAACCACATCTTCGTATGATGCCAAGTATACTGATTCATGCGATATGCTTTTTGATCTATGGTCTGGCCTGTCAGTTGCCACCCTATCTTTACGGTCACGATGAAATATTTCGCTCTCTATAATTATTGTTTTCACTGAATCGGAAATAAGTCTTACTATTTCAGTCCATGGGTTTGTCATATGGTAAATCAAACCGAGGCATGATATAACGTCATAGTTATTGTCTGGTGTAAAATTGCGTACATTGGTTGTATGCCACTTTATTCGGGTTGTATCTATATTGGGGATTCGGTCTTTGATTTTATTCCATTGCTTCCTGAAATCCAGGCGTCCCTCAACTGCGGTGACATGTTCTGCCCCTGCCCGAATATATTCTATAGGGAAATGTCCTGCATTGGAGCCCAAGTCAAGTATGCTTTTGCCTTCAAATAGGTCTCTGCGACTATTGATCCACAATGTCAGGGGTCCCAAGCGCCCATTATAATCGCCACCCAATAAAGTGCCATCATCCAATATCTGATTAATAAGCGAACCATTAAGGCAGTTTATAACGCCTGAACGCTTATATATGCCATCATCTCCTATTGGTAATCCCGTTCTATAAAAAGACATTTACACCCTTATGTATGCTGGTTTCTTGCTTTTAATAAACTTATCAATCAAAATATCAAACCTATCTGCATCGTAGTATGGGTCATAAACCTTCATACCTATCATATCTATGAGTTTTATGTCATCCTTGCCGCAACAATGGCAATCGCCAAGGAATCGAAAGTAATCATCACATCCGGTTGCAATGAATTTGACTGGCAATTCCTGTAGTACAACATCATTTCGTATCTGCTCAAGCGCTCTGTAAACGAGAAAGTTCACTATGCTATAAACAACTGGTCGCATGCCTGCAAGCGCCATCCCTGCAGCTATCCCGACCATGCCCTGTTCGGCAACCCCGCAATTGGTTATCCGTTCTGGCATTTCATCATGCATTTTATCAATGGCGCCAAAACCCATATCCCCCACAAGCAAATGATAACGCTCGTCTTTTCTGAAATAGGGGACTAACTGGTCTATTATGATTTTGCGGTAGTTGCTCATTTATAGGCGCAATTCATCCTGTGTTGGTAAACGATAATGAAACTTCGGTACATTCTCTGCCACTAACAGGCCATACCCCTTAATTGTTTCTGCCATAACGCAATGGGGGAACTTGTCACCCACATACATATTTAGCGTTTCAATTAATTCTGCCATATCATGTCCGTTACATATTATGGGCCACAACCCAAAACCGCTTAACCGCCTGCGTAGCGAATCATTAAACCTATCCATTACATTAATTCTGAAATCCATGGCCTGCAAGCGGTTATCGTCCACTATTATTGCAAGGTTGTTTAATTCATGCTTGACGGCAAACTGAATGGCTTCCCAGTTGCTCCCTTCCTGCATTTCGCCGTCTCCTACAATACAAAAGACTCGACCCTCATGACCCAGTACCTTTTTTCCGAAGGCCGCGCCTACCGCTATCGGCAGTCCGTGTCCCAACGAACCGCACCCTGCGGTTATCCCATAATTCAAGTTGCGGGCGGAACAACCGGGAAGCTCAAAGTTTAACCATACCTCTCTCGGTATTTTGCCTAAGTCGGTAAGTATGGCATAAAGTCCATAACACCCATGTGCCTTGCTAAATATCAATTCATCATGGTCACCCATAACCTCGTAATACAGGGCAACCAATATATCCACACAGGACAGGGATGGCGCTATGTGCCCCTGCTTATTGCGCACAGCAACATCTATGACTTCACGCCTTATTTGGTCTGCTTTATTTTGATGGGGTTCCAATTGGTCCGTGGCCTCCGCCTTTCCCTTTCCCCTTACCCTTGCCCTTAGATTTGATTTTTCCGCCAGGACAGTTTTTCTTTTTTGCCATCATTTCCTCCATTAATTGTAAAGCGTTATGTGTTCCCAATCGAAATAACTGTTGAAATCTATCGTCTTAATCCTATACCTGCAGGAGCGCCAGGAACAGTTTTGTTGAAGTCGAAAGGGACGTTTACACTGTGCCCCCATATGTTTCTGGCATTTACCTCAATATGGTGATTGCCATTGGATATGCCTGCCAAGTCCATGAGAATAACAACTGTTTCACCGCCAACGTCCGTCTCTGCGTATGGCACATAAGTTGGCGCTCCATCAAAAATGACTTCATATTCGTCAACGTCAGTTTGCGGGTCACACACGAGAAATGGGTTTGCCATTGCAAATGCTGGCAATAAAACAATGGCAACAATTAAAAATAATGTTTTCATATGGTTATCTCCTTATTTAAATGATTCTTTATACACAGGAAACATATTGAATATAAGTCTATCGCGATTTAAAACCTCTTGCACCATGTCGTTATCATAATATTCAGTCCAATGCTTTTTGCCCTTGGTAATATTTGCCTTTGGGAAATTCCTTAGAGACCCTATGTGTTGGGGTGATAATTCAATGGTTTCACTTAATAGTTTATACAAAACATTGGGAATCCCAAACTCCATGGGCACTATTGCGTCGGCTAATTGTAAGTTTTTAAACTCCGTAACCCACTCATGGTTTGGCATCCTTAAAGTTCTAGCGATATCATAAAACAACATAACAAACCTTACCGTAAACGACCCCATATCCTTGGGAAATCTATTCTTGTGTGTATCCCTCAGATATTCGGTCTCATATGGTAATTGGTCTACGGGATCCATAAATACATAATCCATGAAACTCATATTCTTCCGTTTGCGTAGTCCCTTGTACCAAATAGTTACATACCAATCTAATGGGTTGCGGACAAAACCAAACTTGAAACATGTATGGATATCAAAGTAATTTATGAAACTTAGTGGTTTGTGCCAATACCCACTCTTATCTATTTTTGTTGGCACTCCATCCGTCGGTTTATAGACGATCTCGAAATTATCCTCAATCCACTTCTTTACGCTGGTCCCGCCAGTATGTTGCAAATGAACAAATATCGCGTGCTTTTCCGTGTCCGGGTTTTTAAATATTATCATCGCAACATATCCATATACATTGGGAACGCCTTGAATATCAAGCGATCTCGCCACACGACTTCGCGCACCATTGCGTCATCATAATATTCCTGCCAAGGTTTTCGTTCTGTGCTGTTTTCATGCGGAAATTCCGTATCGTTCTTGAACCCAAGTGTATCAGTCAAGAGTTGCCGCAATATGCCTATATGTCCTAATTCCATTGGTGCTATCGCATCCGCAAGGCATAATTCCCGCCAACGGGAACGCCAATTAGGGTCTATTACTATCTTTGCTAAATCAAAATAAGCAGTCAAAAAACGCCACGTAAGCATGCCTATATTTTGTGGTATCCTCTTAAAAGACTCAAACACTACTCTCGTATTCCCATAAGCGTAGGGCAACTGTTCCGAAACAGGCAAAGACATAAAGTGTTTAAAACTCCATGATTGGCGTTCCTCCCCCCTTCTATGCCAATACGATACATACCAATCAAATGGATTACGTATAAAACCAAACTTAAAGCACATCTGAATCTCATAATTTTGTGCCAAACATAGTGGTTTATGCCAATAACCACTCCTATCAACCATGCTATCTGTTACTACTCCATCGCCAGGTTCGTAAACAATCCTGTAGTTTTGCTCCAACCACTTTTTTGTGCTGCTCCCTCCAGTATGCTGCAAGTGGGTAAATATTGCTCGCTTGCCCGTGTCTGGATTTTCAAAAATAACCATTATATAAAATTTACGTGCTTTGGCGGTTCCTCTTTCAGCGCCCATAAATAACGGTTGCAGGCATCCATCCTACACATCTTGCGACACTCTGTGCAATCAGGTGTGGGTTTGTTTATAGTCCACACCATATCGCTAAACGGTTGTTTCTTGATATTTCCATAGTAGAACGCCTTATTCCCCAGGTGAGCGCTACATGACCATAATCCGCCCCCACTATCTAAGTATGCCCAGAAAGGTAGGGCATAGCATTTGTCATATGCACGCTCTGCATTGTCTGCCGTGTTTGTGCGGTATATTATGGGGAACCCATCAATTTCGACCCTCTCTGTCCAAGAGGAATAATCTATGTCTCCATATGGGGCATCACTTGAGGGGTGCTGCGAGTACGGTTTTATTACCAGATAATCCATGCCAATGTTTTTTGCCATTTTAGCCAACTCAAACACTTCGTCCCTATTTTCGGGCAACCAAAGCATCTGAAAACCCAACACACACGGATATTGATTACGCTCCCTGATAGACGCCGCTCGTTCCATGTTTCTTAATGTCTGATAAAATTTGTTTTCCTTAACGCCGTGTAGTTTGGCATACGTGCCCGGAAATCCAGCATCCACGCTCGTCTTTATCCAGTGGCAGTACGGGAGTATCTTTTCGGCAAGTTCCTGTTTTAGCAATCCGCCATTAGTGGTTATGGCCACATCTAAACCGCTTAACACGGCAGTTCTCACTATTTCCGCAATATCCCCATGAAGCAACGGTTCCCCTTCTCCCGCAAACATAACGCTCTTGGTGCCTACCCCTGCCATCTCACCGAATGTGGCCTCAAGCAACCCAATATCTAGTTTGCGTCTCTTGTATCCCATAAAGTCAAGGGCACAAAAGACACATCGGTGTTGGCATGCCCCTATCGGGCTAATCTCCACATATATTGGCCCTATCGGTTCTCCGTTCAACCACTTGGTGATTCTTTTGGGGTGAAATTGTAATTTTTGGCTATCAATATAATATTTATCCATTGACACATCTCAAATCAAAACGTCTACAACCATATTGACTATGTATATATTCATGGCATGTGTTACATACTGTTATGCATATATCTATATCTACAGATTCAATGGGGTTCTGTTTTATACCTTCTAGATGATGACAATGGAGGCTTTTATTGTCCCCGCATATTTGGCATTCCCAACCATCACGCTCAAATACCATTTGGCGTAATTCGGGTTGCACTTCTCTTGCAGAATATTTTTCTCGTCCCCTGAGAAATTTTCGTTGATTAAAGGTGGGACATTCATTTTTGCATTCATCAGAGCAATATAATCGAGACTCTCCGTGATTTACTAAATGTGTTACTCGTATCCGGTTACGGACAGCGTTTTGAGTGGGGGTAAACCAGATGCCACAATAAGCGCATTTTACTTGTAAAATATTTGTTTCTGTAGGTTTCCTCCGAACGTCTTCCATAAATTTGATTTGTTTAGCATAAGTATCATATGCACATAATTGGCGTTTTTTTACACCCCCCTTCCAACTTGATGACTTTTCTTTTTTCCTTGAGTTTTTTTGGAACCAAAGCAACCAACAAGTCTTATTACAAAAGAAATGTTTATTTCTTTTGAGAGCATAAGGGGTAACCATCTTAGGTTTTTTGCAGTTACTACATGCTACTTTGATTTTGGTAGATTTTCGTTGATAATTCCCCTTGCTTAACCATGAACGAAAACATTTTTGGTCACAGAAAAAATGCTTATTACGTTTTGCACGAGAGGGGTGAACAAATTTTTTTGTACCACACTCGCCACATTGAACTTCAATGCTACTAAATTGAGGGTTATTTGTTCCTCTGGTATTTTCTGATAACCATAATGCTTGGCACTTACTGTCGCAAAAATGTCTTTTAGACCTAACCGCACGAGCAAGTGTTAATCTTTTTGGTTTATTGCAGTATGCACACAAGACTTTGACTCTTTCTTTTCTTTCTTTTGTATGCTGTCTCATGTCTTATAAATACCCAAATCGCTCCATAGCCAGTTTAAATTTTGATCGCTTTTTCCATGTATTATCATGGCCATTATATTGGTTGTATGTTAGTTGCGGGTCTAAATTCTGCCTCGATACCCTGCCTTAATTCTATTGGTTTTGCCTCTGGCGGTGTCCGTGGATAACCAAACCTGTCAAACAAGTATTGTTCCCTATGAAGAATTTCGCTTACTGCGCGCTCATCATAATAATCGCATATAGCCTTATTCGGGTCTTTCCTAACAGATGGCGTCAAGTTGTATGGTTCGGCCTTTCGTAAACCTGCCTCCTGTTCGGGGGATAGTTTGAAAATAAACTCATTGAATATGTCTACCACTTGTTCTACGAGTCCATCTTCCAATCTTATTATCTTATCGGCTAGATCACTACCGTCATCATCGAGAAACATGAATTTAAACCACTTGGTCATCATACCATCCTTTATGTCTCCCTCGTTCCATACCCTCTGGTGGTGTGGCCAATTAATGGGTCTGCATTCATCCTGGTTTAATAGGTACTCACTAAATCCTACTGGCCTGTCTGTCACAGAACCGTCAAAACTAAATTGTGCTATAGACCACCATGACACCCACCAATCGAAAGGGTTTTTTATTATGCCCCAACGATAAGGTGGGTCTGTAATGCGGTAGGGGCGATTTGGACCGTTATATATCCAATCACCAAGCCATTTACGAATGAAGGTTCCGGCGCACTTGGGCATATGAATGAAACCAAAATCAGTATGCACGTAGGTGAATTTTCGATAGGAATACGTGTCGAACTTGTTCTTGCGCCTATTCATGTGCTGAATGTATTCCCAGGCTATTTGGCTTCTAATCATTTTGACTTACAACAAAAATCAACGCAAGCATCGGGGCGGTTCTCGTAAATGCCACAAAGATTGTCCTCGGTTAAGTGTGGACAGTCTTTATCAAACACAAACATCATCTTCTTTACTGTATGCCCCGTGCGCACCGATAAAAATTTAGCCGCTTTTGGAGGAAGTGTAATTGAATACTTATTGCCTTTCCTGCAACACTTTCCGCATTTATCACAATCCTCTTTCATGTTGACCTCAAGGTAATGGCACATGAGCCATACTCCTGAAATCTATTATTCTTGATTTTTACATCACACTCATTGCATGAGGGGGTTTGGCAATTTCTAAATTTGAACCCTATTTCAAGGTCTTCATCTAATATGTGTCCAATCGGGTTAATCCCCGCATACAAATCCCTGTGGCATCTATGTAAGTGCCCATCGGGTGCTATCAGTATTTCAGTATTCTTACATTCCACATCTTTTACTTTTCCACGCATAACTCTTGGATACTTATATGTTCCGTATAGTTGTCCATGATACTCACCCAAAAACTGCTTGGTGCGAAAATCAACTCCCGCAAGCAATGCAGTACGTTTCAATATCTCAATGCCAACATTAGGGTGATCCACAACAAACAACCCTATATCATATCCCGCTCCCTGTAATGCCAGTATGCGTCTCAACAATACATCATAGTCTGCCCATTCGGGATGATAGCTAACTCTAATAGATGCATAGGGGACGTTTCTCTGTAGTCGCCCTGGCAGTATTCTTTTTATGAAATCATCCAAATCAAACGTAAGGTTGGTAAGAATATCTATGTAGAATTCCGGTCTCACACCTTCTATGATATCCAACCATCCCTTGTAAACGCTTGGTTCTCCACCCTGTAGCGTCAACGGCACCATAAGCGAGCGGGTAATGTTTAAGCGGTTCAATCCCTCCACCCATTGTTCTGGGGTTAATTCCCGTCGACGGGAAAGTTTTCCGTGCCTATTGATGCAGTAGATACACTTATAGTTACAGCGTAATGTTAGAAACACGCCCACATAAGTCAAATCGTTTGGCACATCAATTTTTGGTAACATTATAAGTATCCAAAGTTTTCCATTGTGGCAGTAAACCTATCGCGTTCTGGTTGTTCTATATCCTCAATCTTGATTGGTACAACCCTCATTGAGTCTTCACATTCTCTTTTTACCCTGTCTTCCATCATCTCTGTCAGAGCAGTCGGTGAAACAAATGGATAATTAGATAGCATCATTCCAGCAATAATGCCTGGGTTCTCCACAATCATTTCATATTTGACATATTGGGCATCGCCCAGTGTATCCATTTGCGCTCTCCATATATGAGCACATCTCGTTATATTATTCCACTCACCCCATAGCTCTCTAGCCTCTGAAGATACATACCACGGGCAATATGTTTCCGGTATAAACCAATTCAGTAAGGGAAGGGTTGGATGGGTAACGCCATCAGGTGTAGCAAATTTTAATTTTACATAATCTGCCACGACATCAAGACCGTTTCTAACCACGATCATGAATTTTACTTTCGGAAAAATCTTTCTTATCGTTGCCATGTGTGGAAATCCATCCACCAAATCGGAGATAAATAAGGGACGTTCCTCTATTATTCGAACAATGGCAGCACCATTGTCTGAGTTGTTTCCATGTCTCCTTTCAATCAATCGTTCTGCACATGTGGCCCATGCCCAATCTTTGTAAAGTAAATGGCGGGGATCATCGCACAAATATATCCCCCTAACCATTGGCACACAATGATCGTATAAAAGTGATAATCGGATAAGTGGGGATAATGTTTTAAGGGCATCGTTTGATGCGTGCGGGGGGATAAGTTTAAACAAGGCTGGATGATTTAATCTATAAACATATTTCATGGTTGCAACTATCGCAGCAATCCAGGTCAGGCCAGTTCTTGCCACACCAGTTATCAGCAACATATTGTCAAGCATGCTTCTTTCTAACGGTAGTTGCAAGGCAAGCCCCTTATGATTTTCTTCAATCATGGTGCCCCTTTCATTTTCAAAATCGTGCTTATCAGGCAACAAGCCTGCGCGTCTCCTCGTTGACGGTCTGCGCCGAAATAGCTTTCATGCAGGGTTCGGTGAACTGGCAGGTAGGTTTTAGACAGGGCATGTGCCCGCATATGTCGGGGGCAATTATCTTTTTGCCATTCTTGTATAGGTATACTTCGTGAGGAGATGTGGGGCCAAACAGCGCAACCGTCTTTTTCTGCATCGCGATAGCCAAGTGCAACCCAAGGCTATCGTTCGTTATGATTGATTTGCAACTGTGAATCCAATCCATATAAGTTCTTAAATCATTCTCCCCCTCCTGCCATGACACCTCCCTGATGTTTCCATCCAATAAACTGTATAATTCATTCCACCTCTCCGTGGGCCATGCCTTGTTTGGCCACTTTCTGCCCACGCGATGATTTAATCCAACCTTAAATCTTACTTCGCTTTTTGGTTTATATCCGAGCACGTACGGCTCGCCATTCCATTTCCGATCTAGCATTTCAAACAGCACATCCTGCCACGGGCGGGTGGCGTACCGTTTACGCTCATAGCTGCTATACGTCAAGAAAGCATTCACGCTATCCTTGTATGCCCTAGCAGTTCCAGTCTCAGGGTCAAACCTAAATCCGCATTTCTCCCATGCGTGAATCCTGTCCGCCAATGCGCACATCCCCGGTGTCTTTTCCAGATTTATCATAAGGTCATAGCGTTCGGACTCCAACTGTAACAACGAATCCCAATGCCTGATAAGCACGCGGTCTATCATTGGGTTGTTTTCAATGAGCGGGTAGGCAGATTCCTCTACAAGCCATGTAATATTATAATCCTTCAGGCAATGGAGTATTACCGTGGTGCGCAACACATCCCCAAGGCTGGGTGTTCGTCCTATCTCTGGATCCAGTGTTTCAGAATTGCCAAGTTTCAGGATAAGGGCCTTTAGCACCCCCATTGCCTCCAAGAATCTTTTTCGTAACCGAAAGCGTTAAACATGGGTCTTTCTTTATAATACACTGCTTCTGCCAATTGTTCCGTGTAATGGGCATCCCTGACGGAGCTATTCTGTCTTTCTCCGTTGTAACTTTTGCCCGTTACACGTTTTAAAATATTGCCTATCCCGTCCTCAAACCTGTAAACGGTCACATCGGGCGGTTTAAGCGTTCCACCAAATTGTACCCACCAACGATAAAACATGAATCCCTCCTTGGCATTCTTTTGATGCCATAAGGCGTATTTCATCTTTTCTCCTTGTTTCATGCGTAAGTGTACTTTTGGCGGGTCTAGTTGGTGCGGGAGTGCCTTTGCATAATCTTCAAAGGCCATTCTGTCACTATACATCCAACTCCAGTAGGACATGTTCCAATCGTATGGGTTCCTGACAACCGTCCACATGCCAGCATTCCATAAGTCCGATCTCTCAATGAATAGCTGTTTGGCATGTCCGTATGCTGGATGCTGGTACTCATAAACGTCCCTGTATCCTTCTGCCCCTGGTGATTCATCCCCCATAAGGCAAAAGTCGGGTTGCCTTAGTTTCGCTTTTATGTATGTGCCACCCGTTCTTGGAAAATGGATAAACATTACGTTTTCCAGATTTTATACGGCAATGTTAACGCCTTGACCGCATTTGGGATGTGACTTACTGTTTGCCCAACAATGAACGTCTCTCTTTGTTCGTACAGATCGCTAATTACCAGTTTGATTGCATGTTTTAAACGTTCTGGCACTTCCGAGGAACCGCCATAACCGCACAAGTATTGCACGGCTATCGGGTTTACGTTGTGGAGAGATTCTGTTGGCCAACTCTCGTTGTATTCCAAAACTATGCGCCCTGGTTCGCTCACCGAATCACATCTATACACCGTGGTTCCCATGGTAATGGTGCTACTGTCAATATCAACGTATGTCACTATGGGGGCAGTTTCGGTAGAAAACGGCGGGTAAGGCAGTTCTATCGTGTCATTATTACTTGGCCAAGCATCTATGTAATACTTCACGGTCTGGCGTATCAAGCGCCTGCCAGTCATGTCTTCAACCTGTCCGCGAGCCACCTCTATAAGACTATTCAAGTAATCATCGTGTGCCGTTTCGCCTATCTCTATCCTTAGATGGTGCTTAACATCCTCCAGGTCTAGCGGTTCTGCGGTAGAGGCAGTAACAACATCAACTCTCAAATCTCGCATTCACTACCTCCTCTTTAAGTACACACGGTTGAAGTCAAGCTGTTTCTTTAGCGGATTCAGCGTCGAACCAGAAACAGTCGCTAAAATGTTAAACTCCAACCCATAGTGTCCAGGATTGATCTGTGTAGTCCACGTCATGCGAAGCACCATTTCGTTGCCGTCTAACGATTTAGTGACAACCATTTTACTAGAAGATACGGTTGTCCCCATCTGCTTTTCCCTAACGGTATAACTCATCATGGTAGACCCATAGGGAAGCATTCCATCGTTCTTCTGTGAACTCGTTGCCACAGTAACCCTAAAGCGGTAGGGCACGTTGCTCGAACCAGGCTGCAAGTTTATCTTGCCTGTGCCTTGAAAATCGTCGGCCATTTACGGCCCCCTTATTAGGTCGATGTAGCTGGGTCTAACACATGAACCGACCATGCGGGAACGGTCAGCGTGTCTGACGTACTCAGACTTCTACTTGAGCATTTCGTGATAAACACCAACATATTCGTGCTGAAAAGCCCCACGTGTGTTGCCACCATGGTAGTCGCCTTTCTCGCCGAAATATCCGATGTCTGGTCAATGGTGATTTTCCGACCACTGATAGACGAATCTGTCGGTCCCGTAAAAGTGACATCACCCTGAGCCGCCAACCCAACCGCAAATGCCGTAGAGGTGCAGTTAATGTATGCGGGCGGATCGGAAGACCATATCCCGAGTCTCAGGTGTGCAGTGGAACCACCGGAAGATATCCAGTTTAAGAGGGCATCAAGCGCGGTGTCATTGCAATAAAGTGCCATGTTTCAATACCTCCAAGTTTAATTTCGTTTACGACCACAAATGACCCCGGATTGAACTTCAAGCGTAATGTGTCGTCCACCCCTATCATTCGGTCTGTCCTTCGGTTTTCTCTTGAAAACCTTTCTAATCAGCTTTCGTAACAAAGTAGTAATCCCCCTTTTCTCCACTGTAATAATTATACCCAACGGATGCCGTAGCAAAATAGTACGGTGCCGTATTGGTGGTAAATGTTGCCAGTCCAAAAATGTAACCCACCCATGACAGGAACGTGCTCATCTTTTTGGCAATGGTCTTGTAATACACAGTCGCCGTCTGTATGCGCCAGTGAATGGGTATCGCCATCTTGTTTGCTATATGTTGACTTATCAGGTTCTTTGCGTTTATTGTCAGATGATAGAGCGGGGTGAATATGTTGGTTATATTTTGGCTTATGGCGTTCTTTGCTATAAGTAATACCCACCTCAAAACCACGCCCCTATCGGTAATCAGTTGAAACAGTGCATTCTTGGTGTCCAGCACAAACATTGCGGCAGTCACGGTCGGAGTAACTATATGCTGTGATAATACATTCTTTGCATATATAGCAATCCAACTTGTTACCTTAGTCACCCTTGCTATATTCATAATGATAGCATTCTTGGCAACCAACTCGAATACTGCGGCAACCCTAGATACTTGTACTATGTGTTGAATTATTGCCGCTTTAATGCTTGCCACCCAATATGCAGAAACTATTGCCCTGTTAGCTATGTGCTGTAAAATTGGGTTCTTTGCCGAAAGCGAAAATACGGAAGCAACTATTGTTGGTGTTGCTATGGTTTGCGACAAAATATTCTTAACCACAAATCCAATGTTAAATAGCACGGTTTTTCGTTCAGCTATATGCAAAACTAGAGCGTTCTTCATAACAAGGCGAATGGCCTCGGCAGCCACAACAACAAGGTTGATTTTTCTAACTATATGCTGATGTATAGCATCCTTTACGCCCTTGATCGAGAATACAGCGGCAACGATTCCTCTCTGTACAACATGCTGCGATAAGGCATTTTTGATAACTAGGGCTAAAATAGAAATCGCCACGTTAACCTTGCTTGCCACATGCTGATGCAGAGCATTCTTGGCATTTATCAAAACGCTGACAAGCACTACACCACGTTGACTTATCGCCTGCGAAATGCCTGCCTTTGCATTGATTATCAGGGCAAACAATACGGTCTTCTTTTCGGTGATTACCTGCTGTATGGCATCCTTGGCATAAATTGCCACAACCGTCCAAATTACCGTAACCCTCTCTGTTATGTGCTGATGCAGGACACTCTTTATCACTATGCCCACATGCCTGAGATTGTAGATGCCGCTCTCTGATATGTGTTGATGTATGGCATTATTCAAAATAAGCAAGCGCTTGAAATTGTTCGCCCTGCTGGAAATAAGTTGCAAGAGTGCGTCCCCGGATGGGACAATTCTCTTGAAATTGTTTGCTCTCGCAGATATATGCTGGAACAACAAGGACTTGACTGCCATTAAAATCTTAAAGTCATTGGCCCTAGATGCTATGTGTTGAAAAAGTAATGACTTAACAGTCATCAAAATCTTGAAATCATTTGCGCGGGCAGATATGTTTTGCAGGATGGCATTCTTTGTCAACATTAGAAATTTGAAATTATTTGCCCTGCTCGCTATGTGTTGGTGTATTAACGTCAATGCCCCAATGGTTATTCTGAATCCGCTCAGTCTGTTTGAAATATGCTGATGTAAAACATTCTTAATGGTTAGCGTTATTTCTTCGCCACCCCCAACGACAATGTTGAAAGTAGTCGCAAAATGTTTCACAAACGCTGTCTTTATAACCATCAATATCTTGAAGGCATTCGGGCGTTGCGTGAAATGTTTCATAAAAGCATCTTTGATGCTAAAAAAGATTCTGAATCCTGCTATTCTATCTATAATGTGTTCATGGAAAGCTGTCTTAATCACCATGAGAATTCTGAAAGCGTTCGGGCGCATGGAATAGAACCGATGTATAGGCGCTAAGACGGAAAAGAATATGCGGAAGCTAGTTACCCTATTTGCAAAGTGTTTTAAAAAGGCAACGTTTACAAGAAGTGCTCTCTTGAAATTATTGGTTCGGTCAGAAAAGTGTCGCAATATGGTGTTATTCAGGGTGAAGAATATACGAAACCCAAGTATTCTACCCGTTATGTGTTTAATAAAGGTTGCCCTAACTATCATAGTCCTCTTGAAATTGTTGGGCCGTATTACCATGTGTTTTATTATGGTTCGTTTAATGACTATTAATATTTTAAAAGCATTCGGGCGCTGTGCAAAATGTTTTAGATAGGTATTATTGAGCGAAAAAAACAAACGAAAACTGCTTATGTGGTCGTTTATGTGTGGAAGTATTGCATCTTTTACAGTCAGTATATGTGCTGGTTTCCAAAAATCGTCAGGAGTACTTGTCCACTTATCAGCAATTGTATCCAACCACTCATCAACCCCTGCATCTGCTGCAGCACTAATAGCCTTTATTTCAGCAAAAAATTTATGAAATGCAGCCTTTATCGTCATCGCGATTTTGAAATTATTTGGTCTCTGGACAAACATCCTATCGTAACCTTATCCGTAAAACAGGATGGGATTTTCCCGTTGGCGGGAATATTAGCGTTTTTATGTCAGATACTAATTGATATACGGCATTCTTTACCTTAATGATTGTTTTGATCCTTATGTTGTTTGGGCAACTCACTATCATTTAAAAATCGGGTTAATACAGTCACATATATGCATTGTGGAACCCGCCGCAGTTTCAACTTGTGCCCCCCCTGCGCTATGAGAGGTTAATGCCGCATCTGAATTCCTCAAAAAAAGGTAATATGTGGTTCCATCTTTTGCGCCAGCAGTGAATTGGACAGCAAATTGAAAGTCGGTATAATATGCCTGATCCAAATCCAACTTTTCACTATCATCCGAACTTTCCGTGTATTCACCGTTCTGCCACGTCCCTGTTGGGTCGGTCAAAGCTGCCAAATCGGCTGTTGGTTCACCATGGGTTAGGTTAGCGCCATCCGTTATAATTATATCGGAGCTATTGGTTAAAACCTGTGATGCTCCCGCCGCATTATCTGCTTCATTGACAAACAATTGCCAATAATCATTTCCTGTACCATTGGCATTGCCCTCAACCACTCGGATGCGCACCATGAAGGTTTCTTCTTTGCTTTGCCCGCTTCTCTTGCTATTCTCCGAACCCCATGTAAGATCGTTGCAATCAGTGCTTGAAGCATCGTTATTGCCGAAAATCCAACCAAACTGATCTAGGTCTGGTGCAGTCATTACCTGAGTACCCCACCAATGTCAGTCACGTGCCTTAATTTACCCTTGTGTGTTCCACGAACGCATTCAAAAATCAGTGCACACCCTTTTTTTGCCCTACTAGGTTCGGGCAACACAACGCATTTAAACGGTTTTGAACTGGCTCGTTTGTTTTCCATGTTCCAATAACACTTTGCATCGGGGGTAAGCATGGGGCAATTTCCACAACATTTTTCACGTCGCTCTGTTGGACACGCTTCGCACCCTTGCACTTTGATCCACAAATCGTCTGGTTCATAAACATTCATGTACGCAATTGGACTTGGATCACCAACTGGACACAGTGCCAACATTTTATCGTTCAGTTTAATCCCAGTTAAATCCGCCATCGTCTTCCCAATCAAACCCACCGTGACTGTAAAACTCTCCCTCTGGTATTCCCGCCGCCGTGGAGCCTAACCGAATCTGAGCATAACCAAGGCTGTCAAACGTTGCCCCGTCCTTTATGGTGTTCCACAATGCACTATCACATGCCGATATGGTTGCCCCCGTCCTGTATCGTATCTGATCTGGTATTCTGCACGATTTTCTGCTGTACTTTTCGAGTTGCAGTTTTACCGTGCCCCTGCCCGTGTTCCACACGTAGGACTGCATATATTCGCCCTGATCCATAGCCAAGCGTTCACTTGCCACATTGCCGACCACCTGACCCGTGCCAGACCAACCAGGGGTGAACGGGCCCAGATAATAACCGCCCCCAAAGTGCCGCATCAACTCATCGGGGTCCATCCCGTATGCCCATGCGACCGAGCCAAAGGGCAACCCAAAGCGCCCGTAAAAGGACTTAGGTTTGGTTTTGAATATAACGTTCAACACGCTAAGAATATTTTGCGATTCAAAGAGCGTGACATCAGATTCGGCAATGTGCTGCATAAGTGCGGTTAGGACGGGAATGCTTATGGGTTGCACCCGAAGCGTTTCAACAATATCCTGCAATATGGCGTTTCGAGCATTTATGGGAACGGTGTCCAGTGGGTACCAGAAATCATCATCGGTATCCATCCAGGTATCATCATAATCTACAAAAAAATCGCTCAATCAATCGCCCCCGTGCATGGTCGCCTTATTAGATATGATGCCAACCCCGCTTATGGGCGAAGCCACGTTCACCTTATCGGCAATGTTCACTGTTGCACTTGATGTTGTAATGGTATAACCCGGACATGAATTCAAATTGAATATTGCCGTTTCACTTCCCCCCTCATATTTTCCATCCTCAATCGGTGTGAGCGTTACATCAACATAAATGTTGCCATCCGCTATCGTTTGCGGACTTGAAATGGTCTGGTAGTCGGTACCGTTCGTCGCCGTACCGCCCATGGAGATAGTACAATTTAATGCCCCGGTCGAATTCGAACGCGTTATGCGATATGTACCCGTCCCCCCATCTTCTGTTGCCGATGCATCCGTTGCCGTAACGCTGACGCTTGGGGTTTCGCTTTCAGGGCCAATGTATGTGGTGCTAACCACATAATCATCAAGTTCAAAAGTCCAATTTCCATTCCAGGTGTTACCTGAATGAATATAAGTAACAACATCACCCCCAAGACAAGTTATGGTAAGATTTTCAGAATGACTTGTATAATTCACCGTCATAGTGCCCTTACTAACACCATCAATCCAAAGTTGAACTATCGCTTGGGTGGGCTGAATATCCAACATATATTCCCAAGAATGCCATTCTCCGTCATTCATATCCTCCAAATAAATTCTACCGCCTGAAAATTCTCTATATGCTGCACTAAAACCAACAAACTGACTTCCCAAATCGAAGTAGCCCTTTAAAAATGCTTCAGTTGGACCACCCCCATCACGACACCAAACAAAACGGGGAATTTCATCATGTCCAGATGATACGCAATCAATGTCGCAGAAAGTATTAACTGTAACACGGTGAAATTTGACACAATTTTCACTTGTATCATAATTAAAGCCAGATGGAATTTTCAGATAAAATCTCCAATAAACTTTTAATATTTCTGATACATCGCCACACGGAGCATAGGTAAGATAACCTGCATAACTATCAATGCTACAGCTTCCACATCTTCTATGCTTGAATGATTTTCCAGAACCCCCTCTACCGGGAGCGGTTATTTCCGAAACTTCATCATTTCCCGCTCCACCACAATCACAGCCGTTAGTACAACTATCATCGTATGGTGCCCCGAATGCCCTATGATCCCAAATTCCGTATTTGCCGTCAGCACAGACCCAACTTTCAACACTATCGAAATTGTCTGAGGCTATTTCAGCACCAAAAACGGAAGAAGGAATCGCTAGAATAATAAAAACAAAGAAAATTAATCGTTTCATAATCCTACATTGGGTCATTAGCCTTATAAGATTCAATGAAATAAACATTCCTTATCCTAATTTCGCCCGTACAGATGGCACCTGATTCATACTCTCCTATTCTAAAATGATCGGGTGCTGGATCAACACTACCCAGGGTTTCCGCATCTGCCGAGTTCCAAAAACCATTTGCGTAAATCACGTGCTCATTGGCTGCGGTGGACCACGAATAAGCAACCCTCTCCCATTCTCCCTCACTGAGTGCAGCATCAGAGGGAACATCATCCCACCCACCATTAAAATGAATACCCAACACTGTGTCGTTAGCTAGTACCATGAGTTGTGTGCTATCAGTGTTAACTGACTCATAAACACCACATTGAGCAGTTGGGGAAGTAACAATCCAGAGATCCATCCATACCGTACCGATGTCGGCATCCAAGGGGGCACCGCTAGTAAATTCCATTCGCTCGTCAGAGTCATTAATGGTAGCATAATCAGAAGTAACGGTGAGTCCAGTTACCACCCCTGCCTCGGAAGTTGTCCCAGAATCCCAACAACCATAGTTGGCACCACTTGGATGTTGCCCATTCCATGCAAATTTGTAAGTACCGGATGGACAATCACCACCCGCCGCCGCAACCGCCACACCATCCGCAGTGCTAATGTTTGAGGTAAATCCGTCCATGTCCGATGCTGTGGTTATGCTCGTACCATCCTTGGTATCTACATCGGCCCATATTGGCAATACTGCCAAAAACCAGCAAAACAGAAATGCTAAAATTATAGCTTGACTTTTTCTCATTGCTCAAACGTTCCGTCGTTACCGCCCGTGAGAACATCCGCCTTGAATTTGTTCCATATCAGGGTACGCAATCCCACGCCTATCATTGTATCAACGTCCTGCGCTCTTATCAGAAACTTAAACACGTCAGAAAAGCATGTGCTTATCATGTCATCACACGTGCCAGTGCCCGCCCCCGTACAGCATGCCCATGGCACTTCAACGTCGGTGCATTCTGCATTTGTGCCTTCCACCTCAATATCCCTACAACTCCACGTTTTCCACTGTGACCGTCGTCCGAAATAAAGCGGGTCGCCCGTAGCATCATCACGCCAGTAATATGAAACGACCATGGTTTTTGTTTCTGCATCTATCAGGGTTATCTTCCATCTCAGATTTTGTGAGGTGGGGTTTGATAGGGTTTCGGGGTTATCCAAAACCACCGTGTCCGCAAAACTTGTCTTTATCGCTAGACTTGATAAAACCAACAAGCCAATAATTAAAACAAACAATTTTTTCATTCTTTCATCCTCCTTTATTCCACAAGTAGCCAATGGCCAGTAATATTGAAAAATACTTCGTCAACCGATATCGCTTTCCCGACTACCTGTATGCAATCAGTAGAAGTTGCGGGGGGATCATCATCAATGTCACCATTTGCGGTATCGTCTAAGTAAAGCGTATCTCCAGGGGTGAGTTCTTCAGGCCAACCGTCATTTCGCACGAAACCACGAATCAAAACCACTATCTCCTCTGTATCCTGACACGGCCAACCACCACCCCCGGGACATTCAACCGCCACACCGAAAGCAGGGAATAGTGCGTTGTCTGCATCTGCCTCGTCAAATTTTCCGTCAGAAGCCAAATACACAAGGGCAAATTGAGCAATATCGGAGCCCGCCAGTAATCCCCTGACCGCTATTCCGCTCCAATTATCATCCGCCATCATGTCGGGGGCAGCGTCTAACACTATCTGTGTTTTTGTTTCGTCTCCCCCTATCTCAAGCAATATGGCAGCAGCATCGCCAGAATTGGTTGCCTTTATGATATGTTTCTGTACGGGACTATCCCCAACATCGTCCGTCGCCTGCCACGAGGACCAATCCGCAGAGGCAGTGCCCGTCTTGATTGATTTGCCGTCTGCCAAATTTATATCAAGGTTGAATATCCACCCGTTGGCAGAACTTTCAATAGTGTTGGATTGATTATCCTGTCCTAAAATCTTACCCCCATCAGCCAAGTAGAGGTCGGCAAACTCATTGTCTGCATTTCCGAGGGTTGCGCCATCGGATGCATCAGGTAAAAAGGCAGTCACCGCATAGACATTGGTTCCCCATACGTTTACCAGTTCCCATTCGCCACTGCCCGTATCTGGCGCTATGACCGTGGGCACCGATTCGCCCGCCGAGGCGTCGTCGTCAAAGGAATAAATGAACACCGCATTGCCATAGGTTCCATCGGCATTCGTCACAACAAATCCCACGTCCTTGTCTGACGGGTTTGCAACGTTATCGAGGTCTCCTGCCGCACCGCCCGTGTGACTTCTTGCGGGATAAAAATTGGCACCCGCCTGTTCTGCCATGAGCATAGCTTGGCGTCGCATTTTTTCGACTATCAAGTTGAACTGTTTTTCCGAATCCGCCTTCAGCGTCTTTACGTCATTTTCCAACTGAGTCAGTCTGTTTGTATCTACTAACGAAACTCCCGCACAACCAGAAAGGAAAACCGTAATCAGCAATAATAGTAAAACTTTTCTCATTCCGTCCTCACATGAACACGAACAATATGTTGTCCTTATCGGTCGCCTCCCAAATTCTTTTTTCCATGGGCGTCGTGTCGATAAGGTGTATTTTCTCTTCATTGTCTATAAATATGTTTACGGCATGCAGCTTGGCCATCCCGCGAAGCAAGTTTCCAAAGGCAAACCCCATGGTCACGGGAAACTCCTGGTCAACGGGTAATGTGCGTTCCTGATTGGGGTCTAACGGATAGGCGGCAAGATAGCGCTTGCGCCTGGTTTCAGCCAAAAACTGCAAGGCAAAATTATCGCAATCTGAAAACAGTGGCACAAACCTCATGTCTGGTATTCTGCTGGTTTTCAGCAACACTTCTGCCTGTCTAAGTGGTAGCGAAAAATATGTATTGTCCCATAACCATATGTATTCAAGGTGCGGCCATTGCTTTGCGAGAATCTTGCGTATCTGTTTGCTGGATATTTTCATAAATAGTCCCTATTCAGTACCTACTAAAGCACCAGTTGGTTGTATGTAAACAACGTTTGTGCCGTTGTAATATTCCAATCTATTATCCGTAGTGTCATACCAAATCCATCCCTCACTGGGAGAACTTGGGGTTGCGGAATTGTTTACCAATATGTAAGCGTCTCCTGAAGCATCGCTCTCCACGGCATTGGCATGTACATCACATAACAACCACGCCCCGCTCCCGCCCGTGTCGGGTTCTATCACTCTAGGGTCGGACTCAGAAGATGTGTTGTCCGAATCGTATATGTAAAAATACAAGTCAACATTTGACCCGCTGAGAATCGCCACCACTCCCAAATCGCCATCGCTCAGATTCGCACCGTTTATGCCATCAAGAGCGTTCGTGCCACCAGTCCTTGTGTTACGCCACCACGCCTTGCGTGCCCCTGCTTCTTCCGCTAATAACATGGCGGTAGCAGGTGCAATCTTGCCGTCTATGGATACCGACCATTTCTCAAGTCTTTCAACCCGTGCAACCAAATTCTCATAGTCTGCACTTGGCACAATGGTCATGCAACCAGACAACAAAAATGTTGTAAATATTAGTAAGGAGCACAACTTTTTTATTGTATTCATATTAAAATCTTGCCAACCCCGCACGTATCAACGGGAGGGTGAAAGGAGGGAAAGCCCCTCGAACGCACAGGGTCAGCAAGCCGTTCCTTTAAGCCGATGTTGACCCACCTGATGGCGTCACCCCGTCAATGTAAAGCGTCAACGTGAAAGATTTCTGCGTGCCACTCATAACAATCCACGGTTTCTCGTCAACAAACGGATATGACACAAACAGCGCCGTTGTCAGTGGAACGTAGGTCGTCGTTTGAGCATCAACCGCAGGGTGTTTGGGAAATAGCATGAGCGCCGTAGTCTTGCTGGGTGTCGCCTGAATTGCCCGTCTGGATAAATCGGTAGCACCTGCGTGTATAGCCCAATACTTGTTCGTGCTTCCGCCTGCAGCCGACACACGCACGGCATAAAGGGTGCCATTTATAGGCGCACCCTTATGAGCTACCTTGCCGCCAGACCATGTGGTCGTCTCAGAGCTAATAGATATTGTTTGTTTGGTAAAATACCCCATTGTTTATTCCTTTTTGTCGTCATCCTGTTTCTCTATGGCTGGATAGAGTTCCATTACAGGTTCCTTTGGTGATTCATTTCCCGTTGGCGGGAATCCCAGTTGCATATCGGGGGGTTCTATGTCTTGGTCGTAACCAGGTCCCTCCGTAAAGGTTAACAACTTGCGGTTATGTAACCACGTCTGGTTTATGTAGTTCATATTTTCCAGAGCACCTAGAATACTCAACCGCCCATCGTGTCCCGCCTGCTCCTGTTGTGCCAACTGCTCCACGCGTTGTCTCAATTCCCGGCGTCTTCCGTCTATCTTTTGGCGCATCAATGAATCATCTTCGAACGGGTACAACCATGTAGTTTTAAGCATATCTGACTGCGGGGGGATATAGACGTTGATACCCAATCCACGTGCCCAACCTATAAAAAATTCACAAGATGGACGTTGCTCACTATTATGAGAAGCAAAACCTTCTGCGACATAAGTCCCATCTGATGTTTTCAAACCTATAACAGTTTGTTCGCCTATATCTTTAATGCTTTTAACGCCTACTGCATCTTTACGGTACATAACCCCAAGCATGTCTGGTTTGAAATTCTCCATCAATCGACGTGGTCTAATTTGCCCCAAAAATCTCAATATTTCTGGACGTCCACCTTTAATGTTATAAGTTATAATATTTTTGTTTTTACTAACAATAAAATCAAAACCAAGTCGTCTTAGGGATTCATCAACTTGTCCGAGCATTCCGTTATCTTTTTGCGTAAACTGAAGACGAATAGATTTGTTGTGGGTATTAGGTCTGTAATTTTGTGGACAGCAACCTTCCCCATCGAAAGCAGCCGCGAGATAACCAGCATCCCATGAGTTGTCTTCCTTCCATACATCTAATAGTTTCGCAATTTTTGATGGTCGGTCTGGACGATGATGTGGTGTAACTAATTGTTCTGTTTTGCGCCACTTGTACTCATTTTCAGGGTAAGTTAACCATCTATGTAATTTTGATGAAATCAATTCCGTTCCATCCTCTAAACATATCTCACAACATGGTTGTTTTAATTCAATTGTTTTCTCTACTGTTGTACAACGCCATTGCCGTTTATTCCCATAGGTTGGCATAAGCGTCCCAGGATGTTCATCAAATGCAATCAACTTATCCCCAACTTTAACTGCACCAATATCAACCCATTCCAAGTTTGCGTTTAGCACTTTAGTATATGGACTATTACAATATTCGGAGTCAGTAGCCATATCAACTCCAAAAATATACACATGTTTAAACCCTGCCGTCGGGTCTCCCGTAGCCTCCCGCGCCTTGACCGTCTCATAAATGGCGAGCGCTATCTCCCACGAAATACTGTTGGTAAAATAGCGCCCAAAATAGTCTATGATTTCGTCCTTGGGGTAGGGAATGGAGAGGGGTACGTCCGGTTCCTTGCGCTGCATGTAGATGGGAAACGTGGTCTGCTGTGCGAGCCAATCGTGATGTGCATGGTCTCGCACAGCCATGTCGTATTCCCTTCTTGGGTGTATCTGAAACCACCGCGTGGCATACTGCACCAGCAACGGGAACTGGAGATAGAGTTGGTTCAATCCCCAGAACTCCGTGTCAGGGTCAGTAAAATATGCCCTGGCATCGCCCATGGAACTCGGAGCGAACCCGATTATGGCCACCTTGTTTCGCACAAGAGGCAAACCGCCCTCCTGTAAGTAATGACCATTGGTTAGTAATCCCCAAGGTTGGGGCGCCTGTTGTACCTGTCCTTTTGCGGGTTTGTCCGCCATGTCCTCCTCCTTTCCATGAACGATGTTAGCCAGTGCAACTCGAAAACGTGAATGCTGCGTTTGGCGTTACAGTTACAATTGACGTGCCTGCCACGCTGGTAATGTACCAACGGTTGGATGAGCCAGCATGCAAATGAAACACTGTTGGTCTTCCGGTAGCTTTGACCGTCTTACCATGATCCGACGTAAACGCTATGGTTGTAACACTTGTTCCCAGTCTAACCGGATAAACAAGCGCAGACGTTGAGGTACCCATAGACCTAATCTCGATCTTGGCACTCGTGTCCACGGCTATGCGCATGTGGGCGCCCTTTCTCGGTTGGTCAATGTAATGTATGCCACCATTACCCGTACCCTGGGTCGTTTGAATGATGTTCAACCCATAGGGTTTCAACCTCTCGCCAGTGGTTGTGGTAGTGAAAATGCTCTGATCCGTATAGTACGAACTTGACTCAAAGACCATCCTGCCACCAGAACTAATCCTCAACAGTCCGCCATTCCCCGTTCTCATGGAACCAAGGTTTAGGATCGTGCTGCCGGCTTTCGCCTGTAACAGACCAGCAGATTCAATTTGAATTTCGCCACCACTCTCCACGTCTATGTAAGCGCTAGTGGGAACAATAAGTTTCCCGTCTTGCGAACGATAAACAGAATATTCATGGTGTCCTATTTCTGTAGACATCTAATTAACCTCCTTGCGATTTATTTCTAACCGCCAGGGGTTAGCTAGAACCTAGTTTCAATGTGGACCATGCCTGCAAATTAACCTTCGCCTCCGTGGAACCCAATCGTGATCCCCTGTACTGAATCGGGATAACAAAAGTCCCGGAACAGGTCAGCGTTGCAAGCTGCACGTACCGCCTGATTGGTCTGTAAAAATCAACGGCACCAATGTCGCCCCTTGGGTGCGTGCTATCTTTCCAGTGAACCGAGTTGGTCATCGTAGTTGCCCAGGCACCTGCGGTTGATGTGCCAGTGCATTCCCTCAAAATTAGGGTGCCGGAACTAGACATTCTGGTCGTCCCCGGATGCAAGATAAACAGACAACCGTCCCAACCCTGCATATCTAAGAACGTAGACTCATATGCTGTAATAGTACCAGTGCTGCCACGTCCTCCAGTTATTTTTACGTGTTCAAGTAAACCCATTTCGTTATTTCCTCCTAGTCAATTAAAAATATCTTTCTCTCTAAGTCGAACTATGTGAAAGTCAGGATGGAACGCCTGAATTTCCTTCTGGCGCTCCACATCCTGTTGTTTAAGTTTGTTACCAACGTAGTGGTGCTCCTCATCCCACTCCATAATGAGTTTCAAGTCAGGATTGTAATAATCCACCCAATAACCCAATTCGGATATAGAATGCTCACCACCATTCGTGGCATACTCTCCTGAAGTGCAGTGTTTAAGATCGAAAAGATAAAACCAAGCGCAAGCACGAGGATTGTAATTAGGTGGGGGAGACATAATTTTGTAACCGTTTTTTATCGCATCTTTCATATAGGTATTACCTATTCTCATCTGCGAATATTTACGTTTAGTCTCCTCACTATGTTTACAACCCAAAGCCCATTTATTATTTTTATTACGCTCAATGACTCCTTGTTTTTGCTTATCAGAAGTCGTTTTGCCATACATCGGATTATTTCTACCAGATTTCACTATACTTAATTTCCTTCTGGTTTCATCTGTTGCTGGCGAACGATATTTATGCGCTTCACTCATTTTCTTGCGCGTTTCCTCTGATACTGGTGCACGTTTTTTCCATGCATTACGCATTTTTTGCCGCGCTATTTCAGAATGTTTTTTACCGAAGAATGGATTTTTTTCTCCAGTATATCGACCTTTTTCAACCATAGTTTTATTATGATGTGACGTACCAAACGATACGTCACAGAATTAAATAATTACGCTGTAGTGGCTGAACAACTAAAAGCATTTTGTCTAATCGGTGCCCCATCGACCTCCATCCGGCCGATGTAACCAATTTCATTCGTCTCTGCATATAGTTGATCGAGTACTCTCACTCGCATGTCAAGGGCCGTGTAAATTTCGTAATACTGAAAATTACCGAACACCGCATAACGAGTAGAAGCTGCAGGGGTTGTATAATCTTGGGCATATTCGCTCTCCTCAACTGGGTAGCCAAGGATAGTGTCGGGTTTTACGCCAAAGCCTGCAACCCAAAGATATTGACCCGATCCATCTTTTAAGCGCCTAATCGCTGTCACCAAGGTTCTATGCATGATCCAACGACATCCTGCTCGCCACTGTTTCTCAACATTACCGACCACCTCGATCAAATTGTCCGCCTTGATTGCTGAGCTAGTGTTGGCTGTGTTCACGTTTCTCCCAGACGGGATGCCGTAATCGCTGGCCGTAAAAATCCCCAACGGTTTGCCTGCACCGTCGCCAGTCATGAACGCCTTCTCTTCCGTGACGGCAAACTTGTATGACATTCTGTCTCTCACCAAAGCCTCAATGCCACCCATAACGCCAGCATAACGAACTAGGGTTTCAGAAACCTTGATCCTCTTGGCACTGGGGTGCGGATGAAACGCACGACCCTCAAACTTCAGGTCGCCCTGCGTGCCAGTTCTGATTTCTGCCGTCCAGTCACTGTCTGCAAGGTCGGTGTCAAGCACTGGTCGCTGAATTTCCGCCGCCTGTGGCATGTCATAGGTTTTGCAAATGTTGCGCATGAAAGTCAGTCTTTTCAGGTCGGCAATCAAGTCGCCCACAAACGCAACCGGGGCCACAAGAAAACCACCATAAGTGTCATGGTCCATCTGCAAGGTGTTTGTTCTAAGTTCAGGCGTGCCCAAGCGTGCCCGAAATTCATCGGCAGAAATGCTCGTTGCCAAGAACTGGTCAAACGCATTTCGATACTCGGGGGTATCGTAAATACTCACAATGCGCTTTTCTTCCTTCTTGTCTTCTTTCCTGTCCTCTGGTTCCGGTCTAATGGCGCCAGTCTCAACCTGCTTTAGCAGTTCGTCGCGGTTTTCAAGTTTTTCTTTCCGCGCTGCCGATTCCTTTAGTTTGTCCAGTTCGGTGCGCTTCTCGTTGATCGCGGTAGTTAGTTCGTCAAACCTCTTATCCATGTTCTGGTAATTGGTTTCCTCATCGGCGTTAAGATCCCTCTTTTCCTCACCCGCCTTATTCAAAAGCGCCTTCTGGTCCTCGTGTATTTTGTTTCGTTCTTCGTGTAACTCTTTTAATGCTTTTTCAATTTCTTGCATTGTCGTCCTCCAAAATACCGGCCTCTCTGGCCTTCAACTTTAACTTCTCCCTCAGAATTTTCACCTGGTACATCGGCACCTCGGTTTCCTTCTCATCCTCTTTGGCGGTCGCGCCTTCAGGATCGGATACTGTTTCATCTTTTGCCTCTGCCTTTTCCTCGGCAGGGGGGTCATCAACCTGCCCCTCATCGACGGTCGCGTCTTCGGGGATCAATTCGTTTAATGCCTCAACCGTCTTGGCGATAGCGCCACGGTCTTCGTCATCTAAATCCAAATCGTATTCGAGCCTTATAAGGGCCCGCTCTACACTTTCATAGTCAACGCCCACGCGTTGTAAAACACTTCGGGCGGTTATACTTGTTTGTGGATATGCAGGCCATGTAACTGCGGACACATCCAAAATTTCTATTTCTTCAAGTGTCCGAATATTTTCTTTTCCCTTCTTTTCCCAACTATCGGAAACCGTCCGAAAACCAAAAGACATTTGCGTAATATCACCTCGCTCAATGCTTGCGACTAAATCACGATGCCAACTTATATTCATGTCTGGAATGATTTCACATTGCAATCCTTCGGCATCCTCTTTTAGTTTTAGTGTTCTGGCACTTTTGCGACCTAACACAAAATTTCGGTCATGGTTCCACAGCGCCCGAACATCCGACTTGCGTAAACTTTTCTTGGTCGCCCCAGGGCTTACCTTTTCGCGAAAACCCCCAAGGTCTAAAGACAATTCGTTGAATACTATTGGGGTGCCAACTAATTTAATCTTGTCCCCATCACGTTCAGCGCGCAATTCCGGGCCTTCGTGCATCCTCATTTCAAACTTGGATGTTTTTGCTTGGTCTTCATCGGATAATATTTTTCTCAAGGTATCCTGATCTTTCTTTGTCATTTTCCCATCCTCACGTTTTTTATTTTTGCTTTTCCGCCAACTATCGTAACAAACCGCCAAACGTTGCTTGTTATCCTTAAATTCTTTTTTCATAGTGTCATTGGACATACAGCGTTCAATAAATTTTGTTTCTGGTTCATTCTTCTTCGGTTTAGGAATTGGCATTGTTATTCTCTAATGACATAGCTAAACATGGTTGGAAGGGTGTTTTTAGTTTTGCCCCCTTACTCTCGTTTTCTTTTGCCCATATAGGGCGTAAATTTTCCAGTGCCCAACAACGCTTGAAATCAATGTCATTTGCTGTAATAAAATTAAAAGCATCAATGGGGACAATATGGTCAATGTGCCATTCCCCATGATTCGCCCAAGTCATATCTGTGTCGAACTGATTTTCTAAATGTCGAATTAATTCATCTAACGTATAACCAACCAAATCTTCCCAGTGGTGATTTAATTTTCTGCCTTTCAATGTTTGATATATGTAATTGGAAATCGTTCGTTGTAATTTCCATTTCGGATCAATTTTTCGGCGCTCTCTCGCTAATCTATTTTGTCTTTCTCTGCCTACCTTTTTAAATTCTTTGATTTTTTCTGGATATTGTTCCCTGTATGCTTTGTTTTTGGCGGCTATTTTGTCCTTGTTTTTATCGCGCCATTTTTTCTGTCTTGCCCTGGCTTTTTCTGGATTTTTCCAATAGTCCCTTTTAGCTTGAGCACGAAATTCTTCAATGTGATTTGCTCTATGCTTCCTTCTTTTGGCATTTACCTTATCTCGGTTTGCTGCTCGCCATTCCCTGGTACGTTCACGACTTTTTTCGGGATGTGCTTTCTGGTATTCAGAAATTCTCTTGTTAATGCGGTCCTTGTTTTTCTGGTAATATTCACTTTGGTATGCATGCCAACAATCTAAGCAAGTGCCCGCACGCCCATCCTTGCATGACTTATTTTTCACAAATTCATCAAGGGATTTTTCTACATTACATTTTTTACATTTTTTGGTTTTTACTGACATAAAATAAAAAAGCGACTCATGCTTCCGCCCGCACGGTCGCTCTATAATCCTCTTTGGTTTATGTTAAACTATATGTAGTGCAAAATTAATACCAATTAGCCTGGAGTTAAGCCGCAATCACACGAGTGGTGGAGTGGCGGGTGCCCAACCGACCGCCGTATACGCATGGGGACTAAATCACCTTTCGGTTGAAAATCCCCCTGCAACACAAAGTCTTGCCCCCTTGAAACCACCTTGCCATCTAGTTCTCTGCAATAAGGGCATGATTTGCCACGTGCTCTCCACACAAGTCTGTATCCCGCCCCAAGAAATATCATTGAAGCAACAGCATTACCTATTTGACTGCCTTCATTCGTGGCTATTTTACCGTGTCTCTTTTCTGCCCACTCGTCCGCCCGTTTTTCCACGTCCTCTGCCAACATTGCAGGGTCACTCTCTCGTAGCATTTGACGCAATTGCCCAAGGGAAGATTTAATGTGTCGCCCGCTATACGTATCCAAATACTCATCAACAAACTTTTTTAGTTCGGGCGTCATTTCGGGTTCTAACTGTATTTCGGAGTGTGCCTCTTTCTGTATGGCATCTACGTAAGACATGACCACGGGTTTGAACATGCGTTTTATTTTGTCGGGCAGGTCGAAATAAAATTGCTCCATCCATTCCTCAAAGGACAAAAGGTTTCGTTTGGTCAAGTGCTTTTCTACCGCTCGCTTTACGGCATTAGCTTCCAAGCGCACAAAGCGTTCTGCGGCGTCAAGAAACAACCCGTAAAAACTGCCCCGTATCCTGTGGCGGTTCATGGGAAATTTGCTATCGTCCTTGTCACCTTCTCCAAGCAATAATTGCTGGTCTTCCTCTATATTACCTTCCGGCAACTCGGAGAGTTCCGCCTCCATTGCACCCGCCCCCAAAAACATGTTAGATGGAGTCATGTTCATGGGTACGAGATAAACGTCCCCGCCTTCCTCTATCGGGTTCATGTCTTCAAGCTCGCGAATATCGTTGGCGGAGAGCCATCCCCATTGGCGTGCAGTGGAGTAATACTTACCTCTGCCTTCAATGTCACCACGCAACAATCCGCTAAGATTATGTTTAAAAAAGTAATCTAGTTGATCATTTTCTGGTAACAACTGTGTGTTGTAACATTGTTCTAGTCGTGATGCCCAAGGAACTATAGAATGCTTGGTAAAAAATAAATCTTGTTTTTCTATATTGGAATTATGAACCACCACGCCATTAGCAATAAATGAGTGTGTCTGATTCACTTCTAAATCATACACTGGTTCGTAAATTCCCTTTTCAATGCTCACAATTCTTGCGAGTTCACAATTTTCAAGATCAAAATTTTTGCCACCCCATAATGGGTATGCTCGTCCTTTTTTATCAAATGGTTTGCCATTCTTAAAGCGTTCCACATAAACGGGAGTATGTGAACCAATTCTACGATTAGAACCTGGATCTGAGCATGTAAATGTCCACAACGGATTCTGTGCTTTTGCACCATTCGGCAAAATAGTTTCACGATTTGCAAAGCGTATATTTGTAACTGGGATGCCTAACCCCATACAAATATGACGAATCTGGGACAATAATTTACCATTACACGAATGAAATGCTATCCGGCCTTTTTTATCAACAGAACCATCGGCATCTAAATATCCACGCAAAAAACCCAACTGTAAATCGGCACCCAACTTAAAAACCCAGCTCGGAACACTTTTAGTGTGAGCATTGCCACTGAATCCAAGCGCAATCAATTCATCACAGGCACTCACCGAACTAAATCGTGTTTGTCTTTCGCCTTCTTGTAGTTTGATTTTTCTTTTTGGTGACTTTTTAGCTTTTGTCTTCCAACTACGACCAGCCAAAATGCCCTCTATTGTATCCTTGCTAACCCCATATCTTTTGGCTATTACTGCGGATGAATTTTCAAATTTTGACTCAAATCTTATTTGATTAACATCACTCCATTTTAGTTTTGCCATGCAATGAGCTTCGCCATGGCGGTATATCTGCCCCCCCTGCCGAAAAAGTGACCTCATGACATCACGATAATAATCCATATATGTGGCCACCCTGGAACGTGCTATCGTTACATATCCAGAACTACTTTGTGATTTGATAATATTCCCATCACCCAACAATAACCCGCAAAACTCCATAAATGGAATAGTTGCTTTCCGTGTTGGCGTCTGATCTGAATTCATGTCTGGCAAACATTTTAGATTAACTATGGTATCGCCAACTTTTAACATGTCAGCCCTAATCCATTCGTTTTGCCAAAACACCCTTTTTTGTGGTCCTAATATGTAATACGGAAAAAAGTGATGATATTTTCTCCTAACAAGTATGGGGTGGCGACCATTACAGCGAATTGTTCTGTTCTCGGTTTTAATGGTATAGATTCGATCAATTCCCGTACAACTAGACTTGTTTACTTTGGATAATTTCCATTGTCGAAACGCTTTAAGACTCCAAACATTTTCTCCCGCCCTAATTTCCGCAATTGGTTTTGGTCCTGATTCAGTATAAACTTCCACTTCGGCAGGTAAACAATATGTAGCCTTATCTAAATCTCCCACAAGATGGGGTGGTACTTTAAATAATCCAGCAATTTGTTCACGTTGGAACTTTTGCCCTTCCAGAAATTGGCTGTCTCTCGGCGGTATTCCTATCTCCTTGATTTCCATCCCTTCATCAAGTATGGCTATTCGGTGCGCTGCATCCAAACCTCTATGCATTTTCTCCCAACTTTTGCGTAAATTTTCATGCCCCCGATCACCTAAATCCCCTGGATGCGTTATAACTGCACTAGGTCTGGCATCATTGGCAAAAAATTTGGCTGCATATTTTTCCATGGCTAACCCAAGTGCTATCGCTTCACGTGACATAGAAAGTGGACCATATCCCTGCACACCGTCAAAACCTAAACCAGGGATATGTAGGCAATCGCGCCTAGTTAATAAACGTTCTTGTCCATTTTTCAATGCAAACCGATAAAGCAATTGACCATTTGGCATGCGTTCAATTTCCATTCTATCTGGACGTAATGGCCACAATTCAATAAGTTGACCACGCTTATCAAGAACTTTATTGCCATAAAAGTTTCCCCAAGAATTCAGGTGAACCATCATTATTTCACGCAATTGTTGAGCAGTCATTTCTGGGTTTGGTTTGCGATAAAGCAATTGATAAAGTGGATGATCGGTTGCCTTATCTTTCCCTTTAGCACCATTTTCACGATGTTTGAAAATATGGAGAGGTAAAGATGCCACAGCTTCGGCTAGAACACGGATGCAAGAAAACACAACAACATATTTCATTGCGTCTTCTTCACTCAGATTTTCACCCGTGTGCGTCTGTATCCCGCTACCCAGTCCCCAAAGTTTCAGGTTTGTGTTGCTAGTTCGTGTCTCCCGTTTTCCGTCCCCTTTCAAGAAACGTGTCAGGTATCCCATATCAACTCTTTAGTAGCGCCATTACCCCGAACAAAAACATAACTAACCCTGCCACGAACACGCCCCACCATGGGTTGCCAGTGAGTTGCCATACCGCCACCGCCAGTGCAGCCATGCCGCCCGTGGTTATAATGTCTGTCATGTCAGGAGGTTCTATGCTGAAGTTCATCCGCCGTGGGTTCTTCGTATGTGGTTCCCGGCCATAATTTTCCGCCAGGTATGTATATCAATCGTGATTCCTTGAATCGCTCCCGCGCCATGTTGCGCCATTCTCGCTTCGGGGAAACAAGGGCAATAATAACCTCTATCCCCTGCGCCTCGGCAATTTCCGCAATGCCCGCAATCATCATTATGTGCTCCAAGCGGGCACCATCCGCATAACCGGGATCCCGTATCTTGTCCCTAACCTCGTCACCATCAAGGATAAGCACAGGTTTACCCTCTGCCCGTAATTGCTCGGCAAGTCTATTGGCGTGGTATGTCTTTCCCGCGCCTGCTCTGCCTGTTATCCAGTGAATCATAGAAAAAAAGAAAGGGAGGCATAACGAGATGTTGCGGGCCATCCCGCATTGGCCTCCCCTAAATTGGACTCAGACAACTCTAGCCCGGGGCGTCAGAGTCCAAACTTAATATCCCAATTCCTTCTTTAACGCCAAAAACCGTTCCCGCACAGGTTCCCTAATCAAACCCGCTATATCGGGGTACTCGCTTAGCTTGTGTTTTCTGATACTCTTTATGTGCCGCTTGGTTATCTCTGTTGGTTCAAGATTGTACTTCACGGCTAAAAATTCTGCGAACCGCCCAGGTGACGTGCATAAATCTTCGTATCTTATGTTTTGGCAGGCGTCGTTTTCGTGCGAAAACCTGAGCCACTCTTTCGTCAACGTTGTCACGACACAGGCAGTCCGCGTTTCAACATTCCAATCTTTCCAAAGAGCTTTGTCATTATCATCTATATACCATGGTACATTAATGCAATTATTATACCTATCTACATAATCAACTACCGTCGCCATAAATTCGTCCGTCCACCAACCACGTTTTATCATAGAATTTATAATCGCATTTGGATCACGTGTGATATGCAAAAATCGGCAACCAGGAAATATATCAATTAACGATGGCAAAAGCATCTGGCTTTCTAGGGTCTTTAAAATAAATAACGGATTTTCTCGCTCAATATAATCTAGCACTTCCCGTCTACGGGAATATTGACCGTGAAAATTGTTAGTGTAATAATTGCCTATCCATGTATCCTCATTCTCGTTGGGGTTTTGATTTCGACCAGAAATTTGTGGAACAATATAATCCTCAAAAAGCATCCCAAGGAATATCTCATTATCAAGTGGATAACCAGGATAATATTTGAGTGCAGCTGGTTCATAGAGAAATACAGTTGGCTTCATAGATGCAAGAAGGCGGAGCAAAACACTCGTTCCACTCCGCCCTATCGCAATTATAAACAAAACACGGTTTGCAAATAAATCAATATAATTGGTTGGTATTTGCAAACTCATCCTTAACACACCTGACCGAACCGCAACATACCATGCCTCACCTTACCGGACCTTACCCGACCATGACATAAATTAGACACTACATCTCTCCCTTATCTCTGCCCTTACTTCCCCCTCCCCTGCAGTCACATGCTTTTGCGTGCTCCCCATTGCCGCCTCAACCTCTCTTGCCTGCCTTACAAAACGTGCAAGCTCATCTGGTCGCAAGCTTACCGCATGGTCTGGGCAATCCTCGCACAACTGCGAGTGTACGTGTACCTCCACATATTGTGCCCCAAGTGCAATGGCTGATATTACTATATGTATATCACGTGTGTGCGAGCTAAACCCGTTGAACCAGGGGTTTCTTAACACTGCAAGGTTGGTCTGTTCGGGTGGGCAGGGGTAAAGGCTCGTGCATTGCAAAACGTACTTGGGGTTGAGTATCCGCACCGCTCTCTCGACCTCAATCATGAAGCACATTCCCGTTGACAGGATTACCTCACCGTTTATTGAATCGCTCGCCTCGCGTATTTTACGCATAAACTTTTCGTTACTTGCAAACCCAGATGCAACCTTCCACCGCTTCATGCCCAATCCGCGCAAAAAAGTTATGGCCTCATAATCGAACGGGGTTGCAAACCAAGCTATGTTTTTTCTTTTGCAGTAGTCATCTAAATCAAACCACTGCATGGCAGTGAATTCGTAATCCTTGTATTTCGGTTGGGTGCCAAAGTAACATTGGAATTTTACTACGTCAGCGCCCGCCCGCTTTGCCATGTTTGCTAAACGCTTGGCTTGCCAAATATCGCCATTATGGTTGATGTCAACCAACCTCAGCAACTATTAGTGTCTGAGGCATTAGGGCATCACCTCCTTTTCCCGTTGACGGGAATCATTGCTTATTACTTATCTCCTCCCACTTCCGCCACACCAACGCCTTAAACTCCTCATCATCGGCATCCAATAGCATGCCTACCGTGGCAAGAAGCGTCACGTATTCTGGCACTTCCTCACAATCGTCCAACTCCTTGGGTAGTGCAAGTTCCTTGAACCCATCCCTGTTGGCCACGAGCGCCATGTCGTCTTTTTTAAGGCGGAGTATCATTTTTGAAATACTCGTTTTAATGTTTCCTCTAATACGTGCTCAAATGGTGCTTCTAGTTTTTGTTTTCTGGCTCTATTGCATATAATATTAGCTAAGATGCTATATTTTATTGGTTTTGTATCACCAAAAAAATCACATGCAGCATCTTGGACTATTTTCCATAATTCATGTTTACATAAGACTATTGCCGTATCACCACACTTTTTATCAGACCAATAAAATTCCATTATGTACTCCTTAACAATCCATACCGCTTCATAAAAAACCTTGCCCTGCTCGGCGTGAGATCCAACTCTCTCGCCACGCCCGCAATGGTGGTTGTCTGCTTGAACGCCTCCTCCACGGCCATGCGCACAAGACAGTCAAGTTTTGGTTCGGGCAGGCGTTGGTATATGTTGCTGAAATCCTTCTTGCACCGCTTACTCACATAGAACGGGCCGGGGTCGCAACTCCTGAATCCCGCCGTGTCTGGTTTGGGTAATAGCTTGCGTTGCTCGCCCGCCTGTAACGTCTGCTGTGTTCTATCGCCCTGCTTTTGAAACGTGAACGCAAGGGGCCCTATAATGTTTATGTTTAACCCTGGACCTTCCGTACCCCGAATAACATCCTTGACCGTGGGGAGAATCTGTGTGAGAATCAGCTTTACATCTTTGTGCTGTTCTATTACTATGTCAGGAAGGCGTTCGGTAGTAGTCATTTGTATTTCCTACAATCATTTGTACACATGCATACAAACCATTGCATGTATTTATACAAATATTGAATACGCCCACATAACCAAGCAGTCCATTGCCATTTATGTTCATGGTGTACATAATCACTACAAGTCCAATAAAAATTAATTTTTCTCATTTCAGCAATAACTCCTTTACTTCACCAAAACTAGCAGGTAACTCGCTACTCGTACATCGCACCCCGTGAGCATCCTCTATTATTTCGTGTAGCTTTTCCCCCGCCCTTAATCCAACATCCCTTAACTCCGCATTCGGGTGTATCACCTTTGCCACGTCCCTTATCCTTGCGCTTGCCATGCTTGGAGTGAATATCTCCCCGCCCTGCATGCTATCAAGGCACTGAAAGGCGAATTCTGCCGCGTCATTCAGAGATATCCAAAACCGTGTACTGCGCAAATCATGTATGGGTAGTTCCTTCTTACCTTGGTGCTTTAGTAGGTTGAAATACTCGACAACGTTTCCTCTCGATGTAACAAAATTTCCATATCTAACCACGCTTATAATTATCTCAGGGGCATATGCCCTGCATGCAAGTGCCAACTGTTCCGCACACATTTTGGAAGCACCATACAGGTTACATGGACTACACGCCTTATCACTGCTAACAATAAGCACCTTTTTCACGTTATTATCTATGGCCATTTCTACAGTATTGAGCGTGCCTATGATGTTGGTCAATACGGTTTCTCTCGGGTTATAATGAGACACGTCTATGTGTTTTAGTGCGGCTGTATGCAATACCCAATCAACACCTTTGAGCGCCCGATAAAGCCTGTCCCTATCCCTTACATCGCCTATAAAGTACCGTATCTTATTCTCAGGGTCAGCAATTCTGCGGCGCATCTTTACCTGTGCATCCTCACCACGGGAATAGACTATGAGTTTTTTGGGTTCCCTGCTAAGTGCTTTTTCGATAAAGCGAGTTGCTAAACTGCCTGTACCGCCCGTAATTAAAATCGTTTTACCTTTCATACCTCAAACCCACCCAATGTATCTATCACGTCCTGTATCTGGTTTATTACCGTTGTGTCCTGACTGCCCGCAAACAGTAACCCCACCGCCCGTTCATTTACCGTCCTTGGCGTGTGGTACATTTTGACGTTCAGAGTTGACTTTGATAATAGCGTGTCTGCCGAGCGGTTGAACAAGTTATTCAACCAGCACTCTTTTGGTGGCGCAACCTCTGTGTACGTTGTTACAAGACTGCCACTATCCCCTCCCGCACACATCGCCCCCGCCATTAATTGATTGACAAACAATGCATTGCGTCCGTTGCCATAGTCCACCTTAACGGTCACGTCCGTCTGTCGTATTTCGTCTATTGTATGTCCCGTGGTGCGCCCGTACTTTTGCACCTTCATGCCCAAGAACGCCTTACGGGTATTCACCACCTCGCCTATCTCAAGCACCCTGTCATCAACAAACTCAGGTGTTGCCCACGCAAGGGCAGCATCCACAAAGTTTACACCCCCATCAAAGTATATCTCCTTGAAGCTGTGGAGGTGCGCTATCACGTCATCAGAATTACCATGATCGTAAATCCCCGGTTGCAGGATGGGATCCCCTATGTTGGCATTATTCTCTGCGGCGAGGATATGGTTGTTGCTCAGTATCATGGGTTTTCCGTCCTTCATTACCCACATTCCGAGGGTTCCTGCAGTGATGGCAGGGTGACCTATGCTTACGCCCCCAGGGGCGGGACGCCATCTATCCTTCGGGTTTGCCTGAATGGTTTTTATCACGCCCGTTTCAATAACGTCCGTTCTAATATCATCACCCAAATCCTTGGGTACAATTTCATCTGGTTTTAAGTCCTGTGGAGGAATCTTTTTGCTTACCCCGACCACAACGCACAACTCATCTGTGCGCTTACCGCCCATTTCCTTGTATCCTATGCCCACGCTAACCACGTTGGGTTTCCCAAGCAGTGTGTCTGCCCACGCCTTTTTTGCTATACGCATTTCATTTATGCTTTTGTTCATCTAATCCTCCAGCAACCCCCATGCTCGAATTTCTTCATTCGTTAATTTTCTTAAAGCTCGTCCTTTTAATATGATTTTTCGCCTAGTTTCTTTTTCTTCTTTTACACGTCTAGCATCCCACTCTTGGTGTCTTTCCCACCATCCTGCTAATTTTCTTGCAGTTTTATTGTGAGCATCATATATAATATTTTCAACTTCATCCTCTGTTAGAGACCTACATGCTTCACATAACATTTTTGTAGCCTCATCTAACCTATTAGTATTCCCATAATAATGATTTGCGGCTTCATGTACCCATTCTGGTATTTCTTTATTAATTTTGGGGTAAATATATTCCAATAATTCACATACTCTTATTGATTCGAGTTCTTGTCCACTCGCTTCTAAATAATCGCTTTGGCAAGGCATAATTCATTCTCCTTTCACAAAATTATTTTTATTGTTTTACACACTTCCAATATATCCTTTTCCTCACATCTTGTGCTAACGGGAAGGCAAAGCCCTCGCCCATAGATATCCATGCTGTTCGGGTATTTTGTCAGGTCGGGTTCACAATATACTCCCTGCATGGGTAAGGGTTTGAATATTCGGCGTGTAGGCACACCATTTTCCTCTAGTTTGTATTGCAACCTATCCGCAGGCATTTCAAATGTGGCCGCCGTATACCACCAATTAGGTGAGACATGTTCCCCTATCGTTTCCTGAAAGCAAGCAACTTTACTTAGCTCGTTTCGATAAATTAAATTGAACTTCCTTTTTTTCGCAACGAACTCGTCCAGTCTGTGTAGTTGTGCCAACCCCATTGCGGCACTCAACCCCGTCATGCGGTAGTTGTATCCCAATATGCCCAACTCATTGTTTGTGCCGGGGTAGACCATTTTCCCGCCAACGGGAACGCCCACCAACGCTCCGCCCCCGCCCGTGGTGATAATCTTGTTCGCATTAAAACTAATAGCTGAATAGGGGAGGGAGCACACATCCTCGCCCCCGTTTATCGTTGTACCTAATGCTTGGCAGGCATCCCATATCACTTGCGCTTCTGGGTTCTGATAATACCATGCCGAATCGCAAGGGTTGCCGTACAAATGGACGGGCATGTAGATATCGGCATCGTTAACCTCGTCAACCTCCATTAACCACGTATCGGGATTCACGTCATGAAATTCAATCTTTAGTCCACAGTATTTTGCAACATTCGCTGTAGCGGGGAAAGTTAATGCGGGCAAATGTACGGTCTGGTAATCATATTTTTTCATGCATAGCAGGGCAAGGTGTAACGCCGCCGTGCCAGAATTGGTACACAACACATCACTTCCCAATCGCAACCCAAGTGCCGCCTCAAACACGTCAATTGGTTCACCTATTGTAGATATCTCACCATCCAGTATTGCCTCGGATACGTTTTGACATTCAAGTTCGCCTAAGTTGCATTTATCCAGATAAATCATATTTCTATATCAAGTATGGGGCAATAATATTCACATTCCCCGTTCTCATAGGGATAACCAATAAAATAACTCTGGTATTTTTCATCTGGGGTTGCCAAATAACGATAACAATTTTCGCGCAGTGGACAAACTTCAGGTTCCGTAATACCTATTTCTATTGATATTTCAAATTGAGAATTATCCCCTCTACACATTGTTATATCAACCATTGTTTCCCTCTTCTAGCTTTCGTACCTGTGCATCAAACCATTCTTCTTGTTTACGTTTGCGTTTCTCGTAGGCATTTATCCAATCTATTATTTCATTAATTTTTTTCTGACATTCATTTATCTTGTTATCAACATGACTCCAAACGTAGCTAATTTTTTCCATCCATCACCGCCTTCATCCCACCTAAGCACCTTGGACACTCCTGCCTTGCCTCATCAAGCGTGAGCCATTGCGTGGGTTTGGGTTGTTTATGTTGACAACCAGTAAACAACCATACTAATAGCAATACTGGAATGCCAATCATTGCCACAGTAATAAGCCAATTAATGAACCTATTCCAATAATGGTTCTCAATTTTTACAATTTTACCGTTTTCTTTTGTAATAGTCCGCCCAGACCTATATATATCCATTACGTTTGCCTCCTTACCTTCACAAACTCTTCCTTCAACCTAAAAGGTTTACTCACCACCACACCCTGCACCTCACGTGGCGTAAAATCCCCTGTCTCCTCTATCAAGTCCCAATTTGTGTGCTCGCGTATCACGTTCCAATAGTCCTTGTCGCTCATGCCGAAATAGTCGAGGAATTCTTTGTGATGTTCTATGGGGTATTCGTCATCGTACATCTCGCACTGTAAAATACATATGTCTCGTGTTTCAAGTTCAGCCCTGATAAGTATGCTTAAATCACTCGTGGCACGTCCGAAGCCGTATTTTACAAATTGGAGGTACTTATGAATCGACTCAAGGGAATCCGATATCTGGCATCTTCTTTCTAGTGTACCAATACTTCTGACTGGTCTAACTTTCATGCCTATTGATTCAGCAAATGCGGCATGCTCTAGGGGGTTCCAATTTTCGAAATTGCTCCATTGTGTAAAAAATATCTTATCAAATTCGTCATCTGTTGGCATATCCCAATCAAGATGGTCATAATAATAGTGCTTCATTAACCATTCTTTCGATATGGGGTCTCGCCAATCTTTCTGCTCATTCCCTGAATATTCGACTTCACCATCTTCCCCGTAAACACAAATCGCTTGTTGCCCTAGTTGTGCAGTTTGATTGATAACCACGGCAGACACGGCGGTTTCCCAAGGGTGTTTTGGCCTCCCCTGTTCAACAAAATATTTCCTAGCAAGGGATCGGTACTTTTCTTCTTTTAACTCAATATTAATGCGCTGCCATGATCGACACATGTTTTCTCTGTTCCATTTCCCTATTTCAGTTTCCATGTGTGGCAAAACAATCATGAGTATAGGGTCTGCCCACCCCATTTTCTTTACTCTGTATGCAACCCAAATAGAATCCTTTCCACCACCGAAAGGTATAGTTGCAATAGGGTGCCTATTATGCAAAGAACGAAAATAATTCTGTCTAGCATTCCAATCTATTTCTTTCTTCCTTTTAGCCCAGGTACATGCTCCACAAATTTGTCCATCATACCAGGTGATGCGTGGTCTCGTACTGGGGGTGAGGCATGATTTACAGAAAAAAACTTCGCTGCTTTGTGTCATACTTGAAGCCGTATCTTTTATTCATGATGGACCTATAAAATCCCTTATGCCATTCTCGGCGCACATTTGCCCTTAAATTACATTGACCACATAAGGATATCAAATTAGTTGGTGCACAGTTTTGTTTATCATAATCTATGTGATGCAAAACTATTAGAGTGTCCTTATGTTTGCAATATGGGTTTAAACATTGATTGCCATCACGCTCCTTGAGTTCGGATTTATATTCTTCATCTGTCCAGGCGTTACAATATTGGAGTGACTTGGTTCCGCCATTCCATGCGGTATTGTTCGGTCCACACATCCACGCTGAACGGCATGAGCGGTCGCAAAAAAGATGGGCGTATTTCTCTATATATTTAGGTAACCTCTCAATTGTTTTCCCGCAACATTCACATTGCACTTCAATTAAAGTTGTACGTGCTCTCGCTAAACAATCCTTGCTACAAAAATGTTCATCATATTCATTGAATTGCGATTTCGACCGTCGTAGTAATTTCCCGCAATAACCACAATTAGTTTTAATTGGTCCACCGTGCCAATTCGGGTTATTCTCCGGGATGCTCTCCCACTTCTTAAAGCACCCCACACTACAAAACCAATTATTTGTTTTCTTATGCTTCAGTCTAAATTTGCCAACTTCAAATTTAACGCCACAATTAGAGCATACAACAGATATCTTTCTTTTAGGTTTTTTCCTATCAATGCTCATTAATTTATTTTTACATTGTTGAGAACAAGTTCGCCGTACTTTAGTATTATAATGATTTTGTATCCATGCAAAATAATCACCGCAAATTTCACATGGTATGACCATTAACTCCTGTTTCACACATTTTCCCCATTCTTCACAACCGTGTTCTCATTTATCCTCGCCATCAGAAACACTGTGGCGTTCATTCCTATCAAACAATCGTTTCCTATTATTGCCCCGCCCCCTATGGTCGCCCCTGGCCCAACGTGAACGTTGCTCCCCAATCTGCAATCATGGCTCACTATTGCTCCTGTGTTTATCAGACAGTTATCGCCTATCCTCGCCCCCGTCTGCACTATCGCCCCCTCTAGCACCTGACACCCTTCACCAAATATTGCACTTTCTGACACTACGGCGGAGGGATGTATCAGGGTTGGTAATTCGTATCCCGCCTTTTTTAATCGCCTGAACACTTTGCGCCTGACCAAATGTTTCATCGCCCCACCCACTCCGCACGTTCCCATGTGGTATCCCTGCTCATACCAATATTCTAAGTCTGTACGGTCGCCGTCCTGATAGAATACCATGTGCCATGTGGGGGAGTTTGCCAACAAGAGGTCTTTCACCACCATGGCGTGACCGCCCTTGCCGTATATTAATATCTTATTCGGAAGCCAAACGCTTGACAGCCTCAATGATATCCTTCCTCCCTGGCAACACCTCATTCTCTAGTTTCATTGAGCACGGCACTATGCCATCGTTCCCCAAGCGCATTGCCTTCTTGAGTATCCCCCGCTCCGCGCATTGTGCTATTGCCTCTGCGCCTATGCTTGCGAATGGGGTGCCTTCTTCTACCGTTAGCAATTTGCCCGTTTTCCTTACAGAGTCAAACAATACATCTCCCGCCAACGGGAAAATGCGGGTAGGACATATAATATCCGTAGTTGTTTTATTCCCTATTGCATCAAGCACTTCTCTCAACATTTCGCCATATGTAAATATCGTCATGTCCGAATACGGATAGATGTAATTGTTTTTAAGTACAATGTCCTGTTCATATAATGTCTTGTATTCAAATACTATTTGTGGAGTTCTCTGTGGTTTGTATAACCCCAAAAAATATGTTTCCCTGTTTATGGCATATACCTTTATATTGGGTATCCCCACAAAGAACCGCTCAAGACTCTGACTGTGCGTGGGCCCGTATCCCCTGCGCCCGCCCATCGGGGTGCGTATCACTATGGGCAGGTCTATCCGCTTGCCGTACATTTCGGGTATCTTGCTCATGTGGTTTAGCAACTGGTCTAGGCAGAGTGTGAGAAAATCGCCCATCATGATTTCAAGAATTATCTTGTGCCCGTTTAATGCCAAACCTATTGCGAGGCCCGTTATCGCCTGTTCGCTTATAGGGGTGTTGAGTACTTGAGTTGGAAATTCGTTCACTAGTCCCTTGGTGACCCCGAACGCCCCGCCCTGTGGTGAGGCAACGTCTTCACCCAGTAATATGCATTGCGGGTCGGAGAGTTCCCGCCTAAGTTCGTTGCGTATGGCGTGTTTTATTTTCATAGTTTTTCTAGCTTTTTGCCACACCACGGACAAAACAACCATTCTCTTAGGTATGCTTCATTCGGAGCAATAAATACACCTCTTGCTTGAGGATGACTTAAATGTTTTATCCATCCATCACATCGACAAAATGTTATGCTAATTTTATCTTTGCTGTTCAAGCCAATCCTCCGCCCACAGGCGTTCCAATTCTTCTTTGCTTCTTGTCTCCTTGCCTCTACTGTGGGGGCCAAGACGGTTTTTCCAAAATTCCATTATATATGGTTCTTGATTTACTCTTGATAATTGAATATTTGCTTTGATTTTTCTTGGCCATTCATTTGGATAACTATCATAAAATTGGTGCCACATTCCAAAGGTATCAGCGATATTACCTATAACGGGATAAAACTCTTGTTGTTGTGTATACATTGCCCATGCATTGGCTTCGATAACAATAATTAATGGAACCTTAAAGGCATCAATAAAATTCATCGTCTCATACACCACTCCCTGCCCCATCGTGCCATCCCCGATAAAGCATACCACAACGTTTTTCTGCTTGCGTCGCTTGAACCCCATAGCCACGCCCGCTGCTATTGGCACCATTCCCCCCTGTATGCCATTGGAGTAGAATCCCTCAGCGTGTAAGTGCTGGCTTCCGCCTATCCCTCCACAACACCCATTTGGTTTTCCTTTGAGTTCGGCAAGCAACCCGTCAAAATCGCCCGTCCATGCAAGATAGTGCCCATGCCCCCTGTGGTTGCTGAATATCACGTCACCCTTCTTTAAGGCGTTCATCACGCATACGGCAGTCCACTCCTGACCCAAACATGTATGAAACGTGCCGGGGATAGTCGGGTCGGCAAGAATCTTTTGCTCAAAGTCCCGTATGGCAAGCGCCTGTTTTACCAAGTCCTCATGTTCCATCTATCTATTGCTTCCTCTTCGTTTACCGCACGGGCACCAAGCGCACCGCACACTTTACACTTTACCCTGAATCCCGTATCTGTTGCCTTGAGTACGTGTGGGTTGTTGACAGTCAGTAGGTCAATACCTAACTCAAGTGAGGCACAAAACGGGCAGGGGTCTGTTTTCACCTTCACCCCCGTTGGCCAATGGCGTTTTTCAAATTGCGCTAGCATGAGTTCAAGTTGTTCATGCTCCTCCCGCTCTGGTGTGGTCCATCGTTCCTTGTCGTGCAGTTCCCGTCGACGGGAAACCTTTTCATGATATTCCTTCTCTGTTTTAATCGGTTCCATAATCATAAAACTCCTTTCTCACACTCAACCCCTCATTGAGTTTTGCCTTGATAATTTCATGTATCTTCCTTGCCGCACCCTTACCCATATATTTTAGTGGATAGTCATTTCTTACCCATTGTTGGAAGGTCTCTTTAAATAGTAACCTAAGCGCCCAGCGAATACCCTTAATGTTGCACTCTATAACGCTCAATGCCATTAACCTTCCCTTCTGTCTATCCCCAACATTAATGGTCGGCACCCCTATGGCGGGCATTTCGTATATCCCCGCACTTGAGTTCCCTATCAGTGCATCCGATGCCCTACACCGCTCAAGAAACTGTTCTCGGTTCATATCGAGAAAATGCCAGTTGTGCCGATTCTCACACACCTTCTTAAACGCCTCGTTTATCCACCGCCCCCCACCATCGGCATTGGCACTGGCAAAGTATATGGTCTCGTCTCGTTTTTCCAATGCGTCCAGTAACAAATGCACTTCCTTTTGTTGCTCAAGTCTGTCCGTTAGCGTGTTCGGGTGCCACGCCACAACGAATTGCCCGTATCGCCTGCCCAACCACTTGCGCTTTTTAAGGCCGTCCAGTGCAATAAAACCCACGTTAAACACTTTGTCTGGAAATTCGCCTAGCTGCATGACTCGCTTGCTATATTCCTCACAGTATGTGAAATGCAGGGACGCCAACTTTGTTATGCAATGGCGCCATGAGTCATCAAGACTTCCCGCCGTAACCTCACCCCCAGATATATGCGCAATGGGCACCCGCAACATTCTTGCCGCCATACAACATGCTAGGGTTTCACTTCTGTCGCCCAGCACCACAAGCACACCAGGGTTCTGTCTTGCAAGCGCACGGACGCACATATCTATGGCATTACCCGCACTGGCGGCCACTGCCAACTCACTATCGCTATCGTAAAGAATGTCAAACCGCTCACTTATGGGAAAATCAATATCAGAGATAGTTAGACCAAACGAGGGAGCCAAGTGTGAACCCGTTACAAAAAGACATAGTTCCGTTTCGGGGTCGTCATGTACGCATTTGACAAGTGGACGAATAAGGCCCCAATCAGCACGCGAAGTGGTAAGCACTCCTACGCGGAACATGTTAACCCTCCATCCACTACCAAACTTACTCCCGTCATATACGCACCTGCCTCGCTTGCGAGAAACAATACGGGCCCCACCAAATCTTTGGGTTCCGCCATGCGCCCAAGGGGAACTTTTGCCTGATATTTTTTCACGAACCTAAAATCCTGCTTGGCATCCAGTACCCCTCCCGGCAAAATAGCATTCACCCTTATCCCGTATTGCCCATACTTACACGCCAAATGCTTGGTTAATGCCACCACGCCCCCTTTTGCCAAAACGTACTCCCCGCTAGGCGGTTTCACGGTTGTGCCCCAATAAAGCGAAGGATCGTGCCCTGCCACACCGTATATGCTACCAAAAAGTATAATACTACCTTGTACCTTGTGCTTTAACATGCTTTCACACGCCATTTCTGCCGTTTCAAACCATCCCAATGTATGCGCCTCAAAATCCGTCGGGTACGTACAATTAACAAACACGTCTATCTTCTGTGCTTTATTGAATAGCTGTTGTCTACTTGCGGGATACCCTATGTTGAATGGGATATCCCCGCCATCCTTATCGGCATTTATGACATCGGCATTCACCTCTTTGAATCCATGAACCAAGGCTTTCCCTATTAAACCACTGCCACCAGCTATGATTACTCTCTTGTTTTCTAGGTCGTTAAACATATTTTATTATCAAAAATGCACTCACCCAACCAACAGCAATAGCATTCCACCATCGTTTTGGTTCTTGCACTAAAAAAATAACATTAACAATAAGTAATAAAATCAATACAACATCCCGCATATTTTTCTCCTTTCCCGTCAACGGGAATCAATCCCTCACAGCACCTTTTGGTAAACTATGGTCTATCTTCCCAACTGGTTCAAACAATGAAAACCCCAAAAAATAAATAGGGGCAACAATGGTTTCGATTAAAATCACACTCCAAACAACATTCCCCCATATTACTTCATATTCTATGTTTTCATTACGTTTACTTCCTTCATTTAACAACCCATAGGTACCGTAAGTAACCCCATCTATTGTTTTACGATCACCACATCCATATAAACTTGTCGTTGCTACAAATAGAAATATTAAAAATATGACAAACATTTTTACTTTCATGGTTCCTCCTTTTTTAAAATATACCTCTTCATGAGCGCCTCACATACATGGAACCCAACCTCGTCATCTATATCTACAAACGACCATGGGGGCATGATGAACGGCATTGAAAAGCCGTCCAGTGCAGTTTTTTTGGATTCGTCCTTCAACCAGGATGCCCTGTACACAAATATGCTATTGTTCTGATCCCACGTCTGCGGAAATTCCTGCCTACTTAATCCGTACTTTATCTTAACCCGCCTGTAACTCTCCGTGCCCTCGTCAAATTCCACAATGTTCCAATATGGACTTCGCCTAGACTCGACCACGCTATACACGCATGCAAAATTATGTTCCCGCCATAAATCGAACGCTCCCTGTATGTGTTCCTTGGTACGCAAAGGGTTACATGCATCAAGGTCTATAATACAGTCATATTCCACACACTGTATCCGCTCCATTTCCTTTACGGCATATCTCAGGGTCGCCATTTTCGGGGTGTCGTCCCGTGAAACGTATTCGGGGCGTCCTATAACCGCACACCTCATCATGCTGTCCAGTTTTCGTCCCGCAAGCAGTTGCACCTCAAGGTCGTCAGAGCATACAACTATATGCTGACCCGCCCACTCTTTTGCTTGGTCTATCGAATATTCAATTAAGGGGCGATTGCATAAAACCCTTGTGTGTTTGTTTGCCAGACCCCTGGAACCCGCTCTGGCCAGAACTGTGGTTAGGACATTCATTGCAACCTCCAAATTTAATCCTTGGTATGGGGACTTCCTTTATAGTGTTGTCCTCAAGATTTAGCTCGTAAAGTTTGCCTGTGAACGTGCGCCCGTCCAGATACTCCTGGCTCTCCTGCGTCCACATGTGAACCGCAGCATGTTCAGGGGAGTCTACGATACCCTGTTGGACGGGTTGATTCTGTATCCCACCCATTGTCCACGTCATAAAAATGACCAAAAGATAAAGTTTCATTGATTCCCTCCTTTCATACCTCCCATTTTTCGGCAAGATGCCGTTCTTTCACAATTTCGATAAATCGGTTGTACTCAAGCCAACGCTTTAGTTGACGGGCACATTCGGGACAATACATGCTCGCCTTGCCCTCCTCGCCCCGCTCACGCAATAAATAGCTAGGCGTTCTGCCAACGTTTAGATAGTTTCCACATGCGTGGAAGTTTCTGCACTTTTGCATGGTCTAATTCCCGCCAACGGGAAAAGGTAAAAAATCCTGTGCTAAATCGTCTATCGGCATCTCACAGTAGTCAGGGTTTAACTCTATCCCTATGGCCCTGCGCCTGAGTTTCTTGGCTACTATCAGGGTGCGCCCGCTTCCCATGAACGGGTCAAGGACTGTGCAGGGGACAATTTTTGCATTCTTAAGATTATTGAGTACGTCATAGCCTTGCTTTAAAATACAGCTACAGGTAGGCTTCCAACCGATGGTCTTGGATTCAGGTGGGTTTATCATTGTTCCACTTGCGGGAGTTCCAGCTGCATAGCCCATTCCCATCTTTTCACGCCTGTCTGACCGCCTTATAACCATTGGTTTATTTTCTGTAATCCTCTTCCACGGGCTCCCACACTCAGGGCAGCACCCTTTCTCGCTTGTGCCAGCCAATATGCACGTTCTTGGTATTTCTTCTGGAAATGTGGCAAAATGGGCTTCCGGAAAAGGCTGTGTCGTGATTGTCCAGACGGAGCGTTTGTTGCGTGTATCAGTATAAATTGGGGTTCCATCTGGTTTATATGCTCCACTATGACCCTTTATACCGGATCCTCCACCAGCCATTTTTGAAGTATAATATTTTCTTAAACCTTGAGCATAAGGGCTTTTTATTTTATCTGGAGCATTTGGGCCAGTCGGATAATTAGCCTTTTCTTTCACCGCATCCGCATCATAGAAATACCTTGCGCTCTTCGTCAGCAGGAATATGTATTCATGGCTCCTAGTGGGCCTGTCTGTGACCGATTCGGGCATGGGGTTCGGCTTCGACCATATTATATCAGACCTCAACCACCACCCGTCTGCTTGCAGGGCAAGGGCTACACGCCACGGGATGCCGCAGAGGTCTTTTGGTTTGAGATTGACATTTGGGAGCGGATTGGTTAAACTTTGGTATGCCGAGTCCAAAGAAACCTTGTCCAACTTGTGATGGTTTGATGCATCCGCAGGCTTCTCAATGCCACAAGTGCAAACCGACTTATCTAAGGACTGCTGAACACCGTCAATTAATGAGTAACCGCAAAAAAGGCAGTAAGCATGCTTACCCCTCTGCCAGCACTCGCCCAGAAGTCGCTGAAAAAATAAGTCAGGCATGGACTCCAGAAATGCGTGAAGCAGCTCGTCTTCGGGGTAAAAGAAACGCTCTGAATCCCGAATGGAGGTTAAAATGTGGTTCTCCAAAAGAGAAAAATCCGATGTGGCAAAATGGTAATTCTCTAATTCCTTACTCTCCTGGTTGGGCAAGGAAAGTGAAGAAATTAGCTTGGAAACGAGCAAACCACCGTTGCGAAATCTGTTTTTCTGATAAACCTCACGACACCCATCACATAGATTTTCGCAAAGACAACCACAATCTTGAGAATCTCCAAGTGCTCTGCCGGAAGTGCCACAAGAAACTTCACATGGAACACCTCCACGCTCAAACGATTTAGATAAACCAGGGTTTTTATGATGTTCCTTGTACGCCCTGCCACTTCCCATATAAGAATCTCCGAGATTTAAAAAAACCGTCCCGTCCTTCCTCAGCACCCTTCGCACTTCCCTGAATATCTCTACCATGTGCTGTATATATAGCTCCGGGGTGGGTTCAAGGCCGAGAGAGCCCTTCCACGCGTTGCATTTGAGGCAGAATTGACCCGCTATAGTTCTTTCTCTTGTTTCCTTTTTCACACCGTGCGCTCCATAAATGGCTCCGGCATGTTGTCCATCATCTATACATTTGGGGCCATTTTCCCATTCATGCTCACATCCCTGCGAGTGATCAATTTCACAGCCACAAGGCCATATCTGCGGCTCAATCCCATAATCCCTAAGCCCCCAATATGGAGGGCTAGTAACCACACAATGCACACTCTCCCCCTCCATCTGCTTCAGTACATCAAGCACATGGCCATTGTAGATTGTGATTCCTGCGTGGTCGTAATGCGGTTTTATTTTAATTCCCGCCAACGGGAAACCTCGCCTTGAACTCCAATATTTTTGACAGCAACCGTGTCGCCTCCTCCACGTTTGGTGACGGTTCCCGCCCTGCCTTAACGCAATCGAAAAAGTATTCCAACTGCCTTAAAAACATTTCGTCCCGTTCCTCTTCGCTCACGCGCAAATCTATATACTCCCCGTCAGCAACTATGTACCGTTCCTCTTTATCCGCTGCCATATCCAGTGCTATATGACTACTACACCCGCCCTCGTGAAACAGCATAAAATTTGACCAAAACCGTTCGGTGTAGCCATGCATTGCTAAAATCGGCCCGAAAAGCCATGAAGCGTAATCAAGTTCGTGGGACAGCTCAAGCATTACGTGGTTCAAATCCCTCTGCCCCGGCCATTTGCTGGCATCTGTGGCACACACTATGGTTGCGCCCCTTATGCCCCCTGCCTGCCCCTTTAATTCCTGCAGGCGTGGGTGAAAGCGCATGTTGTATCCAACCATGGATATCTTGCGGTGTTTAAAGAGTTTTATGCGCAACGCCAATAAACCCTTGGTCTGGTTGGATACGGGTTTCTCCACAAAAACGTGACTTGGCAACATTGCACATAGCAGGGCCCGCCCCGTATGGTATTGCGTGGGGTTTGTAATAAAGCAGATATCGGGTTTCAATTGCTCCACAAAATCCCATGAGTTGGTTTCATAAACACCAATAGCAGACCCGTTGCCGTTCCCAGAACGGAAGGCGTATAACTCATGTTCTGGAAAGTTGTCCCGAAGCAGGCGGACATGACGTTTTCCTATGCTACCGAGACCGCAAAATAAAATATTCATTTCGCCTCATGCAAAGAAAAAGGGCACAATACAGGATGGAAAAGCAGGCGCCCGCATCTGCCCTTCTTCTTTGGTCGTGATCCCCAACTGGCCAGGTCGGGAAATCGGTTAAATGTATTTCAACTCCTCGGGGTTGTCCCCGTCACGCTACCTCCATTGTATGTATGGTAATTCTTTTGGATTTGGCCCGTCATACTTGCTTTTCTTTGGACCCTCATGTTTAAGTGCCCTATCTAATGCCATAATGGTGGCTACAACACCATCAATTTTCTCCTTACTTTTAGATTTGTCTGGTTTTACGGCCATGGTTGGATCAAATGTTACAACAACGTTATTTATCATCCATCTAAGCACTGGATTTCCGCCATGTGATATTTGTCCCTTAAACACAAGGTTTTTTAACTCTTTGGTTGGATGAGACATTGATTTATAACCCTGCCCAAAAGATATCAAGTGTCTTGCAGCATGTTGCTTGCTTTCATCCTCAAACCCCATTGCCTGCAAATCCTGGATAATCTTTGATGCCCCCCACCTGTCAAAAGCAATTTCTTTTACATCGTATGTTTGCGCTACTGTATCTATCGTGTTTATGACATAAGCATAGTCTAAAACCTCTCCTGGCGTGGTTTCTATATATCCTTGGTTTACCCAAATATCGTAATTGACCCCATCCTTTCTAATCCGCTCTTCCATCCCTACTTCTGGAAGCCAAAAATAAGGCAAGATAATATATTTACCGTTATCTTTTTCCGGAGGAAAAACCAAAACAAGTGCGGTAACATCTAGGGTACTCGCTAAATCCAAACCACCATAGCATTCCCTGCCTTTTAATTTATCTAAACTGATTGGTTCAATGCCACATTTTTCCCATTTCTCAAGGGGAATAAATGATTTAACATCGCTTATTGGAATGTTCAGGCGATAACGCAAAAAATCCGCGTATTCAATTGGATCGTATTTGGCACTCTCATAATCCCTTCTTACTCGTTCAATGGTAAAAATATGACCAATAGATGGGTTTAAGTCTTTCCATAGTTTTTCATCACCTGGATTATCTTTTTCTTTGTCCCCAATATAAAGAACTGGCAAAAAACTATTATCAGCTACCGTGCCACTTTCAATTGCTTGTGCTTTTTCTCTTTGCCTCCACCAAATTGATTCCTTATTGTAGACTCCAGCAGTTGTCATGACAAAAACCAATTGTTGCGCCCTAGCATAATCGGTCCCGGAGGTTAGGACCCGCCAAAGCTCATCATTCGGTTGTGCATGTAATTCATCAAATATAATGGCCGATGGATTAATCCCGTGTTTTGTATATGCCTCCGCCGATAGCACTTGATAAAAGCTATTGGTCTTGTAATCTATAATCCGCTTTCTGGAATCTATCACTTTCAGTCTTTTATTGAGTGTTCTGTGCTTCCTAACCATCTCCGCAGCTACATTGTAGACCAGCGACGCCTGCTCGCGGTCTGCGGCTGCAGAATATACTTCTGCACCGTCCTCATCATCACCCACTAACATATATAAGGCTAAAGCTGCCCCTAATTCCGTTTTTCCATTTTTTTTAGGAATTTCTAAATAGCATGTTCTGTATTGTCTATAGCCATTTTCATTAAGCGTCCCAAAGAACGGTTCAATAACCCTCTCTTTTTGCCATTTCAACAATTCAAATCGTTTCCCGTGCCACTCACCTTTTGTGTGACAACATAGTGTTTCTATAAATGTTTTTACATGACAGACAGGACATCTATTACGCTTCTTCCCCTTGAGAATTATTGGAACTCGCTTGCATTCTATACATTTGGTTTTCTTCTCATTAAAAAACAGCATCAATCAAGCAAATCCTCTCCCTCACCTTCTTTGGGTTTCCCAATAGTCAACCCAACACGATTTACGGGTGACATACCGAACTGTTTAGAATATTTTTCAAATAACTGATAAAGAAGCCTGGCCCTTTTCTCTAATTTTGCTTTTTCTTCCGCATTCTGTTCATCTGCAATCAAACCATGAATCTCAATTATAAATGCACGTATTTGACATAAGATAGCCAGGGTATCTTCATCCAATTCCGTAAATAATCCAACCTTGTTAAGACGTTCGGTTAATCGTTCCCATACTTTTTTCGCTTCTTCACTAATATCCGAAGGACAGGATGGAATTATTGTCTCCGGTTGCGGTTCTTTGACGTTTTCTGGATCTGGGAGACTATGAGAACGCACTCCTTCTAATTTTCTTAATGCTGTTGGTTTATATGCTTTCTTGCTCATCTAAAAATCCTTAAATGGGAAATCTTGCGTCTACT